TTAGCTCGTCAGCGACCGCGCGCCGCCGTCGCCAGAGGACTCGCGAGCAACCATGCGCTCCCAAGCGTTCGTGGGCCGATATGCCGCTGCTGCAAGTGCGGAAGCTTGCTGCTGGGCGCTCATTCCGGCCGGTCGGAACGTGCCAACCTGCTTGTACCCGCCGTTTCCATCGGCCGCGTAAGCGTACCCATTGCGGCCGGCGCGCAGGGTTCCAGCGGGCTCAAACATCTTCGCAATCGCGGTCGCAGCGCTCGACTGTTTTCCCCCGCTGGACGGGGCGTAACCCAGCGCAGGGGACGCCGGAACGGGAGCGGGGCGCGTCACCGCCACGGTCTTCTTTACCGGAGTGGCCATGGGACGTTGCGGGACCTTCCGGGGCAGCGGAACGTCGGCGACGCGGGCCTGGGGCGCGAAATCCTCGTAGGGCATGACGTCGATGCCGTAGGGGTTCGCCACGTCGAGGCTGACAACGTCCACGTCGCGCTCCGAGGGCATGAGGCGGTCAGGCGTTCCGAACATGTCGGCCAGCGACGAGAAAGACGGCATTTTTCCCGTGTCGTTCATGTTCACGCCGCCCGGAACGGTTACGTTGGGGCGAACGCCGGGCGGCAGGGCCGCCGTGCCTGCGATGCGGTTGGTGGTGCGAATGACCCCGGTTTTGGCCAACTGCTCGCTTGCTGTCTTGGGCTGGGCGCCGAAGACGTCGGTGAGTTCGTTGAAGCTTGGCGTCCTGCCGACGCCATCGATACGCGGGGCGGCAGACATGGCCACCGACTGAACCGAGCGCTTCGTCGGCGTGACAACGTCCGGGGTGAGCGAACCAAAGCCGCCCGCAAAAATCTTGGGCGTGTCCTGCCAGAGTGCCGCCGCAGCCGGGTCGACCAACCTACCGTTCGACTGCAGAATCGGCGTGGCATTGCTGGGTTTGGCGAACAGATCGGCGATGCTCGAGACCGTTTGCGCCGTGGGCCGGATGCCAAACGAGGCCAAGGCGTCAGGAGTGCCGGCGTTCTCGTAGGCGAATTGCCGCTGCAACGATCCGGCCGGGGTGGGCACCTGCGGCTGCGGGCGACCGGCGTTCTCGTAGGCGATCTGCCGCTGCAACCCACCTGCGGGCGAGGGGGCCACCGCAGGGGTCAGCAGGGCCGCTAGCGCCTCGGCCGGCACCGCGCGATCTGCGTAGAAGGCATGACCGCCGAAGGTACCGGTGGGGCGCATCGCGCTCGCCCAGGACGGCGTGACGACAGCGGGGTTGAAGTAATGGTCGGCACCGTTCGTCGGATCGCCCGGTTGCTGAGCCAGAGCCCAGGCAGCCTCGGCAGCGGTCCGCACCTGGTCGCTTTGCTGTGCGCGCCGAGCGGCTGGCCCGGGCGACCAATAGCCGGTGTACTGATGCGGCTGCCGCACAACCTGGCCCGGCGTGAGACCGCTTTGGGCCGCCCGGTTCAGGATCGTTTCGCCGACCCGACGCATGCCCTCCGGGCCCTCGGCATTGGCCTCGGCGATCAGCGTGTTGATGATGTCCTCGAAATCGGCCACCTGGTCACTCCGTCTCTTCGTCGTTGCCGTTGATCAGGTCGAGGACGGTCGAGGCCTCGTTGCCCAGCCAGAGCTTGGCCTTCCGCGCGAGCGCCGCCCGGTTGGCCGGGTTGTTCTCCTTGAGCAGTTCTGCTGCCAGATCGGGGTTCAGAAGGACGCGGTCGGTCAGTCGATCGATTGCCGCGCTTTGGGCGTTGCGGACCGCACGGCGCGCCACCACGGCGGCAATGGACGTCGCGAGATAGGTGCCGCTGACCTGCCCACGCATGTAGGCGTAGAACCGGCTCTGCAGGGTCTCCGGCGTCAGGACCGGATTGACGCCCTGGGCCGTACCGGACGTGCCAACCGCCTTGCCACGCTGGCGAAGGTCCACGTTGTCCAGCACGGTCGCGTAGTCACGCAGGTTGGCCAAAGCCTCGGGGTTGTCCTTGTAGAGCCGTTCCGCGACGGCCGCCGTGGCCGGGTTGTCCAGGAAGGACTTGAGCCAGTCGCCGCGCCACGCCCTCGTGCCGCCCATGGTACGCTGCGCGTTGTCGACGCTCTGGCTTTCGGTCTTGAGCTTCTGCCAGAACGCCGCGCGTGCGCCCTCCACGGCGCGGGGATTGTCGCCGATGAAGGTCAGCAGTTCGTCGGCGGCCGCGCCCGGATCCTTGGCATTCAGGACCTCATTGATGGCCTTCTCCGGTTGGGCGTCGGAGTATTGGAGGTACCGGCCAACCGGGCTCTTGCCCTTGATCGAGCCGTCGGCGCTGCCGACGTCCCTGACGAGTGTCGTTTCGGCGGCGCCCGCCTCGTTGAGCGCGCGACCGGCGCTAATCGCGGACCGAACTTCCTCGCGGAGGTCAGGGAAACGATCAAAGGCGCGTGTGAACTGGTTCAGGTACTGCTCGAGCCGATCGGGGTCGGTGATCCTGGTCTGGGCCCCGGAGAGGATTTCGTCCTTCACCGCCTCGCGCACCGAGGCGCCATGAGAGGTCAAGTCGGTCTCGGCGAGCAGTCGGTCGATGTTGGACGCCTGCTTGCTGTCCGGCTTCACAAAGGTGGGGCCGACGGCGCTATCCGGCAGGTCAGGCCTGCCCTGGCTGGTCGACAGCGCACTGCTGATCGGATCGTTCGGGCGGTTGAAACGCTCGTTGACGTCACGAGAAACCGCGCGGGCCTGGTCGGTCTGCTGGCGGACATCGAGCGGAACCGCATCGCTGTCCAGATAGGCGTTGATGTCGTCGATAAGCTGGCCGATGGCCTCCCCTCGATTGCGGTCCGGCTGCGGGCCCGACAGGGCCACTCGCTGCTCGCGAAGCAAGGCGGAACGCATGTCGATGAGTTCCTGGATGCTGGTGGGGCCATTCGGCGCATCGGGGGCGCCGGCCAACTGGCGCGGAATGCCGGCGGTCGGCTCGACATCGGCGATATTCTGGCGGCGAGCGAGAGAAAGCCTGTCGATCGTCTGGTCGAGTGTGTCGGCCAGCGGACCCGGCTCGACCTGCGCGTCGATCCCTCGCCACGCGGCACTCTCGACATCGCGAGCGGCCCGCTCGGCGTTCTGCAACCCCTGGCGGATCGTGTTGCCACGTTCTTCGGCCAGCATCGAAGGCGCCAGACCTTGGATGATCGAGTTGAACTGATCCTGCGCCGACTGCGTCCCCTCGGCGGCAGCGGCCAGCCTGGCGTCCCTCACCGCTTCGAGTTCGCTGCGGAACGCCCCAGGCGTTTCGGTCGGTGCGGCATTGCGCATCACGGCGTCGACAAGCTCGTTGTTGGCGCCGCGACGCGCGACGAAGTCACCAGCATTGGGCCCGCTCTGCCGACTGTACTCGAGCGCGGCCAGCCCCGGATCGCCCGTGACGTCCGCCAGGCTTTCCTGATAGCCAGGGATGACCTCGGAGGGCCGCTTTCGCGTGGGCGACATGATTGCGTCGATGACTGCATCGGCGTTCAGCGGATCGCTGGCCAATGCGCCCTGTACGCCCGGGATCTGCGAGTTGTTGAGAATGCGATCGACGACGGCGTCCTTGACGGTCTGGTCGATATAGTTGGGGTTCTGCCGCAGCGCATTGAGGACCTGTCCGGCGCCCCGACCGACGGCCGCGCCCGCGCCATACAGCGTCGCGCCCGACAGCGCGCCAACCAGGTCTGCGAACTGCCCCGGGACGGTATTGCGGTCAACCGCCAGATTGGCCGCGCCCGCACCGAGACCGGCAGCGCCAGCGGCGGCCATTTCCTTGGCAGCAAATTTCGCCGGGTCGACCGCGGCGGGCTCGAGCAAATAGCGCGCCCAACCGCCAGCTTCCCGGATGGCCGGAAGACCCCGCCGAATGGCCGTGGCCTCTACCCCTGCCACGGGCAACAAGTTGGCGCCGAGTTCTTCGCCAACGCGGTTGACGACGGTCTGAAGCGGCCCGCTGGGCTTGCTGCGTTCCGGCAAGATTCCACCGAGCCGCGAGAGAGTGTTGAGGTCGCGGGAGGTCGGGAGTTGGCCAATGATGGGAACGCCATCGGAGATACCGAGGGCGTCCACCAGGTCGCCCGGGAGCCCAACAAAATTCTCGATACCGGTGGCCACGCCATGCAGACCCTGCAACGCCACGCCACCTGCACCGGCCGCGCCGCCTGCAATCATGTCGACCAGACTTTGCTCTTCGGGCGCCGGCCCCGCAGGCGAACCGGGCACCGGCAGGTCGGAGAAGTAGGGGTCCGGCGTCGTCGACGGTTCGACGGTGGCCGGCGCTGGTGCGAGCGCAGCAGATTCCACCAGCGGCGGTCCCGGCGGCGTTCCGCCTCCAGCGGAGCGCTGCAAAATCTCGCGAACCTGGTCTTCAGTTGCCGCGTCGGGAACCTGGATGCGCCGGCCCTGAAACTGGATGATCCGCGCCATCTACTGCACCCGCACCAGGTTGCCATTCTGGTCGAAGTCCCAGACCTCTTCCCCGGCCGGTGCATCAGGCGTGAGCGCGTCAACGCCGCCAGTGCGAGCCTTCTTGAGTAGGCTTTCCTGAGCCTCGATCTGCTTGATGGCCTGATTAAGCCGCGCGAGCGAGTTGGCCTGGTTCGCATCCAGCCCATCGAGACCAAGAGCCCTCCGCGACGCGTTGAGCATTTCGTTCGAGAGTCGCTCGCCAGTCGTCGTCTTGGCGTACTGGAAGGCCAGCAGATTGGCCAGCATGTCGATCGCCGGAATGTTCGGGTCGAACGCCCCTGCGAGGTCGGCATCGGCCAGCCCCTTCTCGATCTCCTTGGTGATCTCTTCGACGTTGCCGCCAAAGAACTTGCCGAGTTCGCCGCCCGTCTGAATGACGTTCTGGGCAGTCCCGCGCAACCAGCCGACGGCGCCCTGAGAGCTCGGGGACTGTGCGATGAGGTCCCGCAACGTCGTCGCCGTCTGCTTGGCCACAGCAATGTCGATAAGCTGCTGCTCGATCTGGCTGCCGGTGGGCTTGCTGACCATGCCGACTTCCTCGGCGGTGCCCTGCGCCTGGGGCACACCGAAGACCTGGATATCGGCGGGGAGTTCTTCTCCCGTCTGTGCATGCCGCCAGCGGCCGTCCGGCCCTTGCGTGGCGGGAACTTTCGTTCCGTCCTTGAGAATAGCGACGCCGTTGGTGGGCTTGGCCGCCGCGCCCGGGTTGATGTAGGGCTCCGCGCCGACCGCATTGTTGCGGAAGACCGTGAGAGGCTTGCCGTCTGGCCCCACGATATTTTCGACCGGCGTATCCCCGACGATCATGCTTTTGATCGTTTCGTCGTTGATCTGGCCGCTGTTGATCAGGCGCTGGGTCTGGCCGCCGATGACCTGGTCGGCGGTGAGCGGTTTGGGTGCGCCCGCCACCGCGGGCAGTTCAGGCAGTCCGTACATGCCCGCGATATCGCCGGGCAGGGTGGGGCGCACCTGGCCTTCGTTGAGCGCCCCGAACATGTTGCCGATGAGAGACGTGCGGTTCGTGTCCGCCGTGTTGGCGCGAGACGTAGCGGCCTGGGTGTCGAAGCCGTATCGCTGCGTCGCGTTGTTCTGGTCGACCTGGTAGGTGAACCCCTGGGGCGTCTGGCCGTAGTTCTGAATGCCAACCAGCGCGGCCCGCTCGGACGGGGTTTGGCCTTCCCCGAACAGCTGCGCGATCTGCTCGTGCTTCTGCCGATTGAGCGCCGCGGTCGAGTAGCCCGCAAGTTCGGAAGCCGACGGCGGCCCGAACATCTGGGCGATGTTCTGCGCGACGGCTGCGATCTCCGGGGAGTTGTAACCAGCGTTGAGCGCGATAGCCATCAGAGCCCCCAGGATCCAGCCGTGGCGGCATTGCCGCCGAACATGTTCGCAAGCGAACCACCATTGATGCCAGCACCAGTCAGCACCGTGCCGCCCATACGGAGCACGTCTCCGAAGAGCTTGAGCCCGTCGCCGGCCTTATTGGCATTGTCGAGTTCGTAAGGCGTGATCGCCTGGGATGCCTGCTTGAACCCGCCGATCTGTCCGATCTTGGAGGCATCGCGGGCCTGCAGAAGCGACTTGCTACCGAGCAGATCGCCGAAGGAACGCAAATCGGCCAGGGCGCCGGCCTGCTGGTCGACGTAGTCCTGGGCTGCGCCCATCTGCTTGGTGGTCTCGTTGTTGACGATGTCGCTCGACGAAAGAGGCATCACGCTTGCGGTCGGCGAGTTCGGGTCGCCAACATCCGACGCGAACATGTCGGCCAGTTCGGTCGCGCGCTGCTCTTGCTGCGGCACGAACCCGACATAGCGTTCCTGGCTCTGGTCGTTCAGTTGAGCGGCTTCCTGGTTGAAGCCCTGCTGGCGCTTCGTCTCAGCGGCAAGCACTTCGTTGCGCGCGTTTTCGACCTGCGAGGATGCGATCGAGTTCGAAACGATCGAGCCAGCGGTGAGCGCAATTCCAGCGATAAGCAGCGGGGTGCAGATTTTTGCCTCCTACCCGTTCACGACCGATCCGGCTCGCGGAGCGAAGAGGCCGGTGGAAAATGTCGGCTTGGGGCCCGCCCCATAGGCGAAGGCCTTCTCTGCGGCGGCCTGCATACCGAGGCCAGACGTGAAGTCGACGAACGCCTGGGCGATCGGGCTGTAGGCCGGCGGCTGCGAGAGGACCTTGGCGCGAGCGTTGGCGCTGTTGACGGCGCCTTCCACGTCACCGGTGGCGTTGAGCGTGTTGATCAGGTCGGACCGTGCGCCCTCGACGCCCGCCATGGCCTCGGTGCGATAGGCGTTGGCCCTGTCCTTGATCTCGGTCTCAGCAAGAGCGCGCCTCTTCTCGAGGTTGGCCTCGAGCGAGGCGCGCGACGAGCTGTCGAGTGCGCCACGTCGATCCAGCGCAAAGGCCAGTTGCTTTGCGGCGTCCTTATGCTGGTCGGTCAGCTGCGGGAGGGCATACGCAGTGTAGTTGTCGCGCTGCGTGTTGAAGTAGTCGTCGGTGAACTGGCCACCGAACATGTCTTCGATTTTCTTGGCGCCGGTGCGGACACGTTCCTGCCGCGCGGCCTCTTCGTTTCGGATGTCTTGCGCCGCGTTGTTGCCGCCACCGCCAACCATCTACGCACCCTTCAGCCTCATCATGGAGAGGCCCGCTTGCTGATAACCGAAGCGCCTTTGAAAACGCGCAGTCCTGTCGGAGTTCAGCTTGTTAGCGTTGCCGCCGAAATTGACCTTGGCGCCTAGATTGTCGGACCAGGTGTTGAATTCGGCGAGTAAGAGTGCGGCTGCCCGAGTTCCGCGAAAATCCGGGTGCACGTAAAATATATCAGCACTCGTCCAAACGCCACCCATAAAGTAGAAGCCCTGGATCGATGCGACGAGCATGCCGGCGAGGCCGCTGCCGTGATCGGCCACGAAAACAGTCGGGTCTGCTGTCGTCAGCGAACGGAAGACCGATCGACGCACAACGGCTTCGTCGAAATCGACATGTGGCAGGACGTCCGCGACTTCGCAGGCATATGCACGCGCCAGGCGGACGACCTCGCTTTCGTCGCGCTCTTCGATCAGCCGGACGTGCATTCCGAGATCACCCATGCGAACTGAATGTAGGTCTCGCCACCGCGCCCGAAGCACGGCATGACGGCCTCTTCCGTGAGACCGAGCACCCCCAGCCAACGGTGAGTTTCCCCGTACCCATCGATCGAGGCGCATTCGATGCGATGCACGCCGCGGGCCTTGTAGGTCGGAAAGAGCCGCTGCACGACGAACCGTGTGAGGTCTGATGCAATCTCCGGGAATTGTTCGGTCGCGAAGAACAGCAGCGTGACGACATTCGGGCGATGCTGGATGAGCCCTGCAATGCCGACCGGCGTGCCATCGGCGGCCAGGAAAGCGTAGGCGTCCTGATGAAGCGCGTAGCGCTCGACGATCTCATCGACCAGTTGGCGATGGGTCTGGAACGGTGACACGGCCATGAACTCGGCCCGATCACGTTCGCGCATGTTCTCGGCGACCTCGCGCACGGTGCGCACGGTGGCTGGCTCGACCATCATCGTGACATCCCCCGCACGCGTCGTCTGATCTCTGTCGAGAGGTAATTCTCGGCTGCGGACCTGCTCGAGGGTGAGCCGGGTAGGGGAATGCGATGCTCACCGCCGGCCGCGTTGAACTTCAGAATTGCGTGGCCTCTGCCACGGGGCGGCGTGATGTCGTAGTCCTCGATTCCAAGCTCTTCCAACAGCGCCATGATCGGCTTGAAGTAGTCCTGCTTGCGGAGCTTGGCCATGATGCGCTGGCGGCTCAATTGTCCTCGCCTCCGACATAGTGCAGGAGCGCAGACGACAGCACGGCCCGCCCTGGGCCGTAGCTTTCAAACTGCATGCTGACGTGCGTGGACTGGCCCTGATACGGGTGCCGCTGCTTGTCATAGGTGGTCTCGGTGGCCGTCGCGACGAGCTCGCGAACGGTCACGTTGTTGAGCACGGGCGCGGCGTACAGCTTCCAGTTGCCCTCGACCGCGCAGTCAATGCCGTTCCACCCCTTGAACTCCGTCGGCTTGTCGGCGCTCAGAAACGGCAAGTGCGCCTTGGCGACCGTGTCGTCGTAGACCTCTTCGTCGCCGTCTCCACCGAACGCATAGATGGTGTCGCCCGATCGGACATAGACGGTGTCACCAAAGACGACGGCGTTCTCGATCTCGAAGCTGGTTGCGACCTCGCCATTCAGCGTACCGGCCTTGTAGGTGGTCCAGGCCGACACCTTGGAGTTGGGGAAGAAGCTGAACACGAAGACCGTGTCCCCCATGATCAGCCAGAAGCGGCCATCGCTCGGGTTGATAAGCCCCTGGATGTAGGTGCGTTCATCGGGCGTCATAGCCCGCAGCTTGGCGCGGACAAGGGTGTCGACGGGGACCCCGATGTCGGTCGTTGATGCGGCATTTGAACTGTCTCTAGCCTTGAGGGAACGGCAGCCGCTTTCCGCCAGGTAGAACAGATCGGAGTCGCCGAACTCGGTCACCGAGCCGGGGTAGTTGGTGCCGGTGTTGCGCAGGATCTGCGACTTGCTGTTCAGATCAGGATCCGGGTCGACGTAGTAAATGAGCACTACGCGCGGCGCGAACACGGCAATGAAGCCCTGGTAGTTCGCAACGGCAACCAGTTCCTCGGCGTTCGACGTCTCCTGCGACATGTTGATGAAGCCGGCGCCGGTCGTATCGGTCGTCCACTTTGTCGGCGCACGAATGCCGGAGAAGTGCAGCGTGCCGTCAGAAACTGAGTATTCCTTCGAGCCGATCGTCTTCACGAACTTGCCGGGCACGAATGCCGTGCTGTCCACGCCACCGCTCATGACCAGACCGGACCCCGGGTCGACAGTCAGGCCGTTCGCGGTATTGATGCTCACGACGAACCCATTCGGCGCCGTCCCGGCGGTCGCCGCGATGATATTGACCGTCTCGCCGACGGCGGTGGCGTCATAGTCGGGGACCGACGTGAAGCTGTTGATCGCCGAAGCGATGGCCGCGGCCGTGGCCTCGTTGGAAGTGGCCCATTGAACGGGGGCGCTCGTAACGGCGACGCCGTTGACCAGGAGGCTCGTCAGGGTCGACGTGGTCGCAGCGGCCCCGCCCGCCATGTTCACGATGTTCCCGACCGCGGCCGTTCCCCCAACATCGACGATGACGGCCTTGCCGTTTGCGGCGGTCCCTGTGGCGGCCGCCTGAATATTGACGGTTTGCCCCGTGGCCGTGGCCGAGTAGTCAGGCGACGACGTCAAGCTGTTGATAGCCGCTGCGACCGCAGAGGCGGTCGTCGAATTGTTGCCGGTATGCGCGATCGGTCCCGTCAGGATGTCGACGCCGTCGATCTTTACGCTGGTGATCTCGTTCCCGGCCCCGCTGGCCCCGTCGGTGACTTCGAACGAGCCGGCGGCGTGGGTGGCCGGGGCTACGGACCCGCCAGTAATGCGAAACGATGCTCGGGCGCGCCCATCAAACCAGTCCGTGACGTTGGCGCCGTCGTAGTAGTGGTAGACCGATCCGTCTGCGAACAGACCCACCGCATAGACCTTGCCCCCGTAGAGGTCGAACGACAGCACACGCACCAGCGCTATTGCCGGGTTCGAGGGGTGCACCAACTGCTGGTAGGAGACCCCCGAAGGCAGGGCAGGCGCTGTCGTATGGCCAAAGACCAGGAGACCGGCAGTGGTGTAGGCCATGCTGACCGTGCCGGCAGGCAGTGAGTAGCGCGGCACGAAAGCCGGGCGCTTCTCGAACTCGCCACCGGAGTTAATGTGCCCGTCCTCTCCCTTGATCAGCACTCCGCCCGGCGTCGTCGCCGGCATGCGCCGAGTGTCCAGGCCGCCGGTCAGTTCGCGAACCCAAATGCGCCCCATGACCTACCTCGTCATGTAGGGGCGAGGGCCCCGACCAAGACGGGAAACCGTCTTGGTGGTCGTGCTGAACATGTTGAAGCTCTTCGACTTCGTCTGGTGGCCCTTGAGCTTCAAGTAGAGCTTGTTTGCCGCCTCAATCTTGAGCTGGGCGTCGGTGGCGCCCGCCGCGGCAAGCAGCCCGCCGGCCACATAGAGAATGAGCAACCGATCATCGAGATCGGCGCGGTCGCCATCGTCGACCAGGGGGTTGAGGTTTCGAATTGCCGTGACGCGCAGGTTTCCTTCGAGCGTCGCCGGGTCGGCGTTCTGCTCCGGGATTGGCCACACTTCGACCTGGTCGTTCTCGTCGGCACGCCACGCTTGAACCGGCCAGGAACGTTCGCCCAGGTCAGTCTGATAGATCTCGAGATCATAGTCTGTGATCTCGGGCCGAAGTGGTCGCCAGCGACCGCCGTCGTTGATGTCTATCTTTTCGACGCGGTCCATCGATACGTCGTTGGGAAGCCCGTACTGATACTGGCCGGCCTGCAACGGGATTTGGCGATAGACCCGCAGATGCGGCCATGCGAAATCCTCCCACAGGCGCTGCTGCTCACGCTGGATCAGCAAAATGTGGGATTCGCGCACCTGAACGTTCGCGGCGGGGTTGAGCGACATGCGGGCTTCCGCCCGCACGCCGTTCAGGATCCATTCGAGAGTTTTGCCCCGCGCCATTCAGCATTACTCGAAGATCGACGAGCCGTCGGCGGTGCCGCCGTCCTTGAGGTCTCCGACCTCATCTTCTTCGTCGTCGCTTTCGTCGAGCGCGCTGTCGTCTGCGGCCTGCAGAAGTTCGACGATCTCGCCCTTCTTGGTGGCCTCGCCGAGGTCGATATTGCGAGCGGCCGCGATGTCCTTGAGCTCAGCTACCTTGAGGGCCTTGTAGTCGCCGACCTGGTTCTCCGGCTGCGCAACGTCGGCCGCAGTGTGGCGAGCCTTTGCGGCAAAGAGCGACGCGTTGAGATCGAGTTCATCGATCGTCTCGAACACGCGTGCCGCAGCGCCGGGGAAGAGCATGTCGACGATGACATTGCCCTCGTTGTCACGCGCTTTGCCGTACGTGGCGCGCAGTCGGCCGAGTTCGGCACGGTTCGTGCGATCGACGACGGTTTTGAGCGGCTGAATTTCCGTCACGGATTCGTCGCCGTGGATGGCGCGAAGAACCGCGATCTCGGCGGCCGTGACAGCAAATTTGGGAACCTGGTTGCCGCTGTCGCCGCCGAGGGCAAGCAGGATATTTGCGGTCTGCATTGCGTTGTTCCTTTACGAAGAGCCCGACGCGATGCGCGCCGGGCCATGGTTGACGTTAGGAGAGGGCGACCGAGCCGACGTTGGCGATCACCTGCCCGCGAAGATTGCTGTCGAAATAGACCATCAGCATTTCGTCGCGAGCGTTCAGGGTGGCCACGGTGTTCGTGCCGTTGAACGTGCCTTCGGTGAGCGTCAGGGTGTGCGCCGCGGTGCCGGTAGCCGAAGTGTCCTTGACGACGAACAGGCCCGGTTTGGGCTTCATCGTGGCGGCAATGACGACAGAGGCGTGGTTGAGTTCGAGCGACTGAACACCCTCGAGCACCGCGCCCGAAGCGGTCAGTTCCTGGTAGTTTTCCGAAACGGTGCCGGGTGCCGCCTGATTGGAGGCGGTGCCGATCGTCAGATTGTAGGAACCGTTGCGGTCGGTCTGCCCGAAGCTGACGACCACATTCGAGCCAGCAGCCCAGGACACGCCCGAGCGATTGGTCACGGTGATGTTGCTCGCGCCATAAGCGAATTCGACGCCATCGGGCCCCTCGGCCCAGACGTCGTTGTCGCCAATGGCAATCGACCCTCCAGTGCTGTCGCGCAGGGACGCCCGGCTCGCGCCGGAGGGATAAGCGAGGGTGAAGGTACCGTCGTCAGCGACGGTGGAGGCCAGGCTGGCCTTGGTGTTGGCAATAGCGCCCATAATGGCTGCTCCTGTTCGAGTGACGGAACCCCGCGCCGAAGCGCGGGGTGCTGGCGTTACGCGATGTCGTAGACGCCCGAGGAACGGAGGCGCCGCGCCACCATGACGGCGGTGGTGGTGATGCCCTGGTAGATGACGTAGCGATCGTAGGGCCGCGCCGGATTGTGGCGCTTCATCCGGTTGCCCTCCATGTAGAGCAGGCGGATACCCTTCCGGCTCATGTCGATGGCGTAGAGGCGCTTGCTCAGGCCCATGTCGTCGAGGGTGGGGTCGTAGACGATCTGCTTGCCGGCGTGCTTCGGGTCCTTCATGGAGCCGTCGGGGGTACCGTCGTCCTTCGACATGTCCTGGCTGTAGAAGCCATTCGAGCGAAGTTCCTTCTTGTACCCATCGATGAAATCGGAACCGGCGAAGAGCTTCACGCCAGAGATGCCGCCGGCATAGCGACCCAGCTGGCGCCACTCCTTGTCCATGAACTCGATCAGCGCCCCACCATTGGCCGGGTTGACGGTGATCGCGCCCTGACCGCCTGCACCACCGAAAGCAGCCGTGGCAGCCCGGTTGGTCCACCAGGGGTAAACGGCGCGCGGGAGGCCGCCGGTCTGTCCGACATTCGGCACGTCGAGGATAAACGCCCCGATGCCAGCAAGCGCCTTGGAATCGGCCGAGCCGTCCAGGTGAATGAGGCTGTCGAGGGAGGCGTTGTAATCCTCCATCAGAGCTTCGTTCTTCTCATCCATGTTGTTGGCGAGGGCCTGGGCTTCGCGATCCGACATGGGCTCGGTGGTCTGGGAAGCCCCGTTTTCAACAACGTTGATACCGTCCGTCTTGAGCTCGGTCAGCGTCGTACGCGTACCGATGTGATGTTCCTTCCACGGGAACTTCACGCGCTTGGTGCCGGTGGGGTTGTAGTAGGAGACCTGGTCGTCCCCATCAAAACCCTGCAGCTGACCGCCGCCCTGGCCCGACTTAACGCCGAGCGAGACGACCTCCTTGCCGCCGGTAAAGCTGCCTGCCGAGACCTGGAAGGCGGCAAGCATGGGTTTGTCCTGGATGTTCTGGGCCCAGACCTTGCCCTTGTCGAGGAAGGTCTCGAGCGAAGAGTTCGCGATATTGGCGATCTCGTCAGCGGTAAAAGCCATCTTGGCTTGTCCTTACGTCAGGCGTTCTGCCGCGCCGCGACCACCTGACGAATTGCGTCCATGGTGTTCTTGGGCTTGCCGGCATGCGCGTTTGCGACCGTTCCGCCACGCACGGGAGCGATTGGGCGCTTCGCAGCAGGGCGACTGGCGGGTGCGCCCGATCGGGCGGGCACCTGGGCAAGCTCCGCATTGACCGCGTCATAGGCCTTTTTCAGTTGGGCCTTGACGCCAGCCGGATCGGACGGCTTGCCTTCCGTCGCATGCAGGAAGGCGATCTTCTCGTGCAGGCGGGTTTCCTTGGTGGCGAAGTTGGGATCCTTGAGGCGACGTTCGTTGAGCCAGGACTGAGCCGTCGAACGGAGGCTGTTGCCCTGCTCGATCTGCTGCTGGCGCTGCCCGTTCTGCTGCTGGAATTGCTCACGCGCCGCGCGGTTCTTCTCGGCCGCCCGGAGACGGCTGACTTCGAGCGCGGCTTCCTTGGTGAGTTCCTTGCTCTCGACCCGCTTGGCGAGATCGTCGGGAAGGATTTCACCTGCGGCGAGCAGCACGTCCTTGACGAGCGGCTGCAACACTTCCCAGGCAGCGGCCGGGTCGGTCTTCATCTTGGCCATGATGTCAAAGCCAAGAGCGACTTCCTCGCCCGACAACCCGTTCTGGTCGATGAAGGCCTGCACGTTGCGATACCTGGTGGCATCGTCGCGCAGTTCATTCCTCTCCCGGATCAGGTCCTGGAAGCGTTGGTGCTTGTGGAACGGAACGTCGGTGTAGCCCTCATTGTCCAGTTCCTGAACGTCGCCGGCAGAGTCGCCGGATTCTTCGCCTTCGGCTGACGAGGCCGCCTCTGCCTGCTCTTCCTCCCGCTGATCCACGACATCGCGGACAACGGTGAGGGTGTCGGCTTCGGTTTCGTCGGTCGCGACGGACGAGTTCGCGTTCTCCAATTCAGCCGATTGCTCGGCTTCATTGGCTGCGTCCTGGGAAGTGGTGGACGACTCCACATCCATATCTTCGATTTCGTCCAGATCCTTGGGCATAAATGCTCCTGAGTTTCACCACGATAAATACACACTGTTGTTTTGTTGCGCAACAATGATGCAACAAATGCGACGACGCGGGCGAGCGCAAATTTAGGTCTGGTTGCTTCCGAAAGCGGCTTCACCCCCGGGGCTCTCGTTCTGCGGCGCTGCGGGCGCGTTCTGCGCACCGGCCCCGCCCTGTTGATTGGGGTCGGTAGTCGGGTTTCCCGTCCCGATCTGCTTCAACTGATTTTGCGCCATGATGGAAGGGACGCCTGCACTCACCGCCTTGGTCAAATCGATGCGATCGTCGAGCCGTCGAATGGCCTCTCCCGCCAACCAGCCCGGGGAGAGCCCCGGAATTTGAAGCAGGTACGGCGCCATCTTCGTGAAGTTGTCGATTTCGACGGCCTGATTGGGCCGGCCGGACGATCCGGCTTCGACCTCGAGGAAAAGCTCGCTGGCGATTTCCGACAGTGTCATTTCCGGCCACACGGCGCCGGGCCCGACAATGGTCTTGACCTGTTCGGAGGACATTTCACCCAGCAAAATTTGACTCGCTGCCCGCGCGACCGTCGTAAGAAAATTGTCGAGGTCATCGGAGCTCGATCCGTCAGTCGAAGCGGTCGAGTTCGCAGCAATGGCGCTCTCGGTCGCCGTGGCCTTCGCCAGACCGCCGTAGCTCGACTGCTGGCTGCCGCTCACCAGCTGCACGTCGCTGAAGAACTGCTCGGTCCCGTAGAGGTTCGGATCGACACCTGGCACCGGCAGCGCCTCCAGTGCCTGTTCCAACGGGACGCTCGGGTCGAGGCCGATCTCGAGCACGTCAAACGACTTTGCGCCCTTGAGACCGTCCTTGTCTTCGTCGTCGAGAAGCCCCTTTCGAGTAGCCCAACGCGGCCGCGCTGCCTGACGATGCTCCCGCATACCCTGCCGGGAGCGATTGTGCTCGTCTTGCTGATCGGACAGGAGGTAGACGTCCGAAGGTGGGAACAGTTCGTCTTCGCTTTCAACCGCGTTGAAGGTCAGCGCAAAGACCGGCCAGAACTTCTCGACGAAGACGTCCGGCGGCGCCGGCTCGCGGAGCCAACCCTTGTAGCCATCCGCCACGTAGTAAACGAGGCCAGACGGTTTGTCGTAGTGCTTCCAGACACGCATCAATCCGCGCCTGGCGGTTGAGGGGGCAGACGTCGAAACGTCGTCCATATCGGCCACGGCATCGAACGGGATTTCCGTTTGGGCCGGTTGCTTCAACGAATTCCCGTCTGGGCCATACTCCTGGTAGCCGAGCTTGAGGTCGACGCCGGGGAACATTTCTTCGACCTCTTCCGGCGTGAACATGTATTCGATGGTCAGATGCCGCGCGCCAATGAAGCCCACCAGGCTCTTGCACAGCCGATCGGGAATGACGCTGGTGGACGCTGGGAAGTCGAACACCAGCCCCTCGCGCAGAACGATCTCTGGCTCGGTCGTAAGGGCCTTGATCGACGCCTCAAGCTCGGCCACTTCGGCGTCATCGTCCGTGAACCCGCCTTCGCCAATCTCGGACATGAGCCGCCGAAGGTGATCGAGACGAACGCGCGAATCCGCAAGCTGTTCACTGAGCCCCGGGCGCTCGCCCATTTCGCGCACGAAGCCAAGTTCGACGTAGCCGACGCCAGTCGTGCAAGCACGGCGCACCATCTGCTTGGCCGCCGTCTTGAAGTCGACCGGCTCCTGGTCGCGCAGAGCCCGGGCGAACAGGATCTCAAGCGTCTTGCCAATCTTGTCGACCATCTGCCGGAAGGCTGTGCCTTGCTGGAAATCTGCGATGAGCGCCTGCGCCTCTTCGAAGCCGGGCGGCATCTGAGGAACTTCCCGGAAGCTGGCCCCTGTCTCAGGGTCGACCGTCGGCGGCATCGAGGCCGCCTGTTGCTGCATCTGAACGGCCAACTGCACCGTCTGGAAAGCCATCATGAGGCTTTCCGGGCTCTCGTCCCAAATCTGGAAATCCAACCTTTCGGCGCGCCGGTAAACCGCCTTCGGGTTCTTGGCGTAAAGTGCCGCCGTCTTGGTCTTGACGTGCCGGCCCAGGAAGTTGGCCTTGTAATTTTGCTCAGACCAGTTCTCGGAGCGCCCTTTCATCGCCCGGAACATGTCGGCCTTCATCCGCTTGAAGGCGGGGTCGTGGTGCTCTTTGTCGTCCTTGATGGTCTGAATGATCCTGTTGACGTGCGCGAGCACCCGGGCCGGGGTGCTTTCGTCCTGGTTCGGGCCGGGCTCTGCGACCGGGGCGTCGTCCATTTCGTCCAGGGCCATCAGAAGCCTCCATGGTCATTGGCGCGGCGCTTGGCCGCCTGCCAGTTGTCGTTCTCTTTCACCCAATTGAGAGTCCCGAACTTGGGGCGCGACTTCTCCGGCCGGGGCGCCGAGGCGCCGATCTGGCTGGCGAGGCCAATGCCGATCAGCGAGAGGAAGTCGACGAAGTCGTCGTGGACGCCGTTGGGAAAGGCCAGCATTTCCTCGATCGCCTTGTCGTAGATGGCGCCGTAAGGGATATAGAGCTTGCCCATGGCGACCCGGCCAGCGATCGACTGCGCGCGGGTCTCCTTGTCGTCCTTGGGCGTGACCTCTCGCAGGTTGATGTAGTTCTGCTCTTCCTGCATGCGTTTGCGCAGAAACGGACCGATCGACTGCGAAATGTGCCCCTTTTCCGCCCACCACAGCAGCGGCCGACGCAACTGGTTCATGAGCAGCATTTGGTCGACGGCGCGGTCGGTCGGCACGCGTTCCCAGAACAGGTCGGTCAAGTAGATGTTGTCCTGGACGTCGATGCCGACGACGCCAAAGCAGGACGGGTCATTCCGCTGCCTGGTGCCGACGGCGTGGTCGGAGGCCGCGTAGTAGCGCAGGTGTTCCGGCAAGTCGCTTGGCCGATAACGCTGAATATTCTCCCGGCGGAAGAGTACGCCGTCGGCCACGGTCGGGCGCTGTTGATAGAGCGCGGCGAAGCCAAGCGGATCGAGACGCTGCTGCGACTGCAGGAACTCGAGCCCGTATGCGCTCTCCCATAGCGCTTCCCCCTCGCGACGACCGAGCGGATCGTTCTCTTCGGCGATCGCCGGCAACCGGATGATCTTCCACTTCTTGGCTTCGATGGCGTTGTAGTGGGGGTTCTCAGGATCCGTGATGCGTCCGATGATGTCGTCGGAATGCCAACGAGTCATCGTCAGCATCACCAGTTTCCGACCCATGCGACGAGTCATGAAGACCTTCGTGAACCAATTCCATGCGGCATCACGAACAGCCTGCGATCTGGCCTCTTCGTGGTCCTTGAAGAGATCGTCGCCGATCCCGAGGTTCATGCCGCGGCCAGTGAGGGCGCCCCCGCGGCCGACGAACACGCGCCGCCCGCCGGCCGTTGTCTGAATGTTCGACTTCGACGTTCCGCCTTTGCGAAGCGCGTGGTTCGGGAACGCCTGGCGAAACTGCGGCGAACCCATGATCGCGCGAACGTCCGCCCCCATGTCTTCGGCCATCGTGTCCGAATAGGAGGCGACGCCGATATCCCATTCGGGAAAAAGCCCGCTGACCCATGCGGTCATGCTCTTGGTCGACAACTGCGTCTTGCCGTGCCTCGGCGGCATGCAGAAGATGATCTGGTTGCAGACGCTGCCATCGTCGTTGAAAAGCTCGCCCATGATGAAGGCGGTCAGGTCGTTCGCGATGGCCTTATGGAAGCGCTGGGCGTCGTAGCGTGACCGGTGCACGTCATTCGGCGCCAGCGGGTCCGGCATGGTGAATTCGGTAAACGGAAGCAGATGCTCCTGAGCCTGCTTGGCCTTCAGGGCGCGCTCGAGCAGCGCGATTTCCTGGTCTTGCGCTCGCGCGTCTTTCTCCGCGGCGCGCGGGTCGACCCAGTTATATCGCCTTCCCGTCCGCGGGTTGATGTCGGTGGGCCGGGGCATCAGTTTATCGGCGGCCGAGGGTCAAGCCGGGTCACGATTTCGCGGATCACCCGCAGATCCGCACTCTGGTCGGCAAGCGCCGCCTTGAGGTCGTCCACGGCCTTCGCGAGCGTCTGGGCACCTTGCTCCTGCGTGGAAACGCGATATTCCAGGTTGTCGAGCCGGCGCGCGGTGACCTCAAGCGCAGTGATGCGCTGATCGGCCCGGGCGAAATCCTTTGCCAGGGCTGACAGATCGGCATCACGTTGCGCCGTGGTCCACACCATCCCCGCGAGCAAGCCGACGAACCCGCACACGGAAATGATCGTGTTGATGTTCCATTCGCGCTTTACCGGAGGGATTTGCATCGCCAGAGACTCTTCCGCCACGACCAGCCCTACCGACCGAGAGGCTTTTTGGCCTTCCAGCGGCCGTAGAGCGTGATGAGCCCGCCGATCACCGTGCCGCCGGCAACGCCGATACCGATGATCAGTTCGGCGTCCTGCGGGCTGACGATGACGCCGAACAGCGCAGCGATGCCGGTGCCGATAGAGACCAGCGCACCGATCGTGACGCGAGACTGGTACCAGGGCTCGGCATTGGCCTCGTTGACGATGATGGGCGCGATCTTTTCCGCGACGGCGTCGGCGACCTGCTTGACGTCGTGGTCCGCCACCGGGACGTCATCGTGGCGCAAGGCCTTGACGACCTCGGGCAAAATGAGGTCGCGGGCGAGTTCGATTGCGATGCTAGCCAACATGGAGAACCCCCTTCAGGATGGCGAAGCCGACGGCCGCCACGGCAATCAAGATTGCTGCGACCAGAAGCCATTTCGGCGCTTTGCTGGTGGACTGCTGGCCCGGCCAAGCCGGGGCGTCCGGCTGATCGTGGACGACCTTGGCGAGCGCGGCGTCGAGCGCCTTGCGCGTGGCGGGGCCGACCTTGCCGTCAACGGCGAGGCCGTTGGCCTGCTGGAAGGCGCGAACCCTGCGGGCAGTCTCAGGACCGAAGCGGCCATCGATGCCGCCGGCAAACTCGTAGCCGAGTGCCGCAAGATCGTTCTGAAGATTGCGAACTGCTTCGCCCTTCATGCCTTCCTGAAGAACGGTGCTTGCCGGAATTTCCATCGGCGCGCCCTGGCTGTGCTTTACGTAGGCTGCGGCAAGCTTGCCGTGGTAGTTGTGCGTCGCGTAGGCCGCGCCGTTCCACTTCGCCGCGGCGCTCGTCCAGGACGAGGCCTGCGTGAGGTCCTTGCCGGCGAGCATCTTCGGAACGCCCCAGGCGACCATCAGCGCGACCATGCAAAGCAACTGCTCGCGTTCGCCCTGCATGTTGGCCTGGACGAAAGCGCGCTCACTGACGTGACCGCAGAGCGAGAACTTGTCGGCGAGGATCTGGCCCAGCCCCCAACTTGCCGAGCGGAGGGCGCGCCGCTCTTCGACGAGATCGACGGCCTGCTCGAGACGGGGGTAGCTGTCGGCGGGGTAGGGCTTCTCGCCCCATTTCGCATAAGCAAGGCCGAGCTTGGCGGCCGTGTCACGGAAAATGCCGGGGCCGAGCTCGCGCCAGAAGACATGCGGCTCGAACAACATCTTGGGGCGGTTCTTGCCGTCGAAGCCGCGGCCAGCAGCCTCAACCTCGATAAAGGCGAGCAGCGCAGCTGTCTCAACGCCCAGCCAACGCGCAGCGTCGCCGATATCACCTTGCTCGAGGCGTTTGCCGGTTCCGATGAAGTTCACGACGCCGCACCATGTTGCATTTAATTAAGCGACAAATACGACAAATGCGACGAACGCGCTAGTGCAGATGCGCCAGAAACCTAGCTTTGGGGTACGGCGGCCCACTCGGCGGGGATATCGAACTGAGCGATTGCGTCGGCATTCTCGAGCGCCGAAATCTGCGGATAGAGCACCGCCTTCACGTCAAAGGTGCTCTGGATGTGCTGGCGCACCACGTCTCCCATGGCCACGATGGTCGCGTTATCAAGCGCCATGAAGACGCCTGGCGCTACCTCCCACGTTGACACCGAATAGGACGGGTCGAGCTTGGCGAGAGTGTAGGCTGCCATGATCTTCTGCTGGCTGTTCCCGTCGGTGTTGATCACCACGCCCAGGAACGCTACGCCACCGATTTCACGCTGCCAGCGATAATCGTCGAGCTCGGCCAGCTTGTCGGACCGCAGTTCATCGAGCGTCTTTTCCGGCTCGACCACCGGATCCTCGGGTGGCGGAAATTCAACAGCCAACGCGCCGCCGGCAATCGACACCACCTTGCCCTCGAGAACGCCTTCCAGCGCGGCGGCGTACTGCTCGACCGAGATTTCAATGCCTCCCTCGATGGGATCGTAGGCAATTCGGCCTTCGCTCGCATAAGGCATTTACTTGACCCTCATGTAGTAGGTGACGCCGATGTTCTTGGCACGTGTTTCGTTGGCCGTGCGCGGGGTGCCATTCGTCCCGTCGGTGATCGGGTCGAAGATGCCGTTGTAGCCTGCCGGCGGGTCGACACTCGGGTTCGAGCCCGACGAATTTCGAACATTGTTCGTTCCTCCCGACGAGAAAAAGTTGCCCGAAATCGAGTTCCACTTCTCCGCGTGTCTGTGGCCCTGGAAAGCATCGCCCTGCACGACACCAACGGAGCCGGCGCGCAAAGTACGCCGCTCCGAATTGATCAGGTTAACAGTCTGCCCGTTAAAGGGGGACCCGCTGAGCGACACCACGGCGGTCGCTATTACCAGCGGGGCCGAACCGGAAACGCTCTCGCTCGTTAGAACGCCGCTGTTGTAGGAATCCGACGCGGTCAGCTTGATGTACCGATAGCCCTGATCCGTCGGCGGTGCGCTCGCGACGTTATCGAGCACCGCAATCGGAACACCGATCGGCTGGAGCGCCCAAAAGTAGTCAGTCCCGATAGCGGCCGCCAGTTCCTCGTAAGTCGTGCTTTTGAGGATGCTGGCGGCTGCATCGAAGAGCGGAATCTTGTCCGCGGCCTCGGGGACGGACTTCGTGACGGCGTCGTCAATGGCCTCACCCACATCCGGCATGGGCCCGACAGGCCCCTGATCGCCGGTGTCGCCTTTCGGTCCCTGATCGCCGGTGTCGCCTTTCGGTCCCTGGTCGCCGGTGTCGCCTTTCGGTCCCTGCGACCCGGTGGGGCCCTGGATGCCCTGCGGGCCCTGGATACCCTGCGGGCCTTGAGCGCCCTGCGGGCCGCGCCCGAACATGGCGCCGACGGACCAGTCCGCCGAAGCATTCGACAGCTTGAAGTAGAGCAGACCGTTGGTCGCGTCGAGAAACGCGAACCCCTCGAGCTCGTCGTCATAGGTAGGCTGTGCGGACGACGGACCGATTGCGTCCGGGGTGAAACTTTGTCCGTCGGCGCCCTGCACGCCCTGCACGCCCTGGATACCTTGGGCGCCCTGCGGGCCAGTGGCGCCGGTGGGCCCCTGCGGGCCGACTGGCCCGGTCGGGCCGGCTGGGCCTTCCGGACCTTCCGGCCCGACCGGGCCCTGAACGCCTCCGAGGACGTCGGGCGCCAGGGAATCCGCCGTCACGATGCCGTTTTTCAGCTTGCCGTCGGAGCGTCGAATGTCCTTGATCGCCTCAACAACAGCGCTGCTGGATTGCTGCAGGTTCTCGAGCTCGATATCGAGACGCGTACCCGGGAGAGGCGACGAAGGGTTATTCGACTGATAGCCGGAGAAATCGAATTCCTGCTGATATTTGACCGGATCCGCCATATTGGCCCTCGTCGAGCATTGTCGCGCGACAATCTAGCGACAAAAGCGACATCGATCAACGGTTCTAGCGGTTGATGCCGAGGCGGGCCGCTTCCTCGGCGCCGAAGAGGCGAATTTGGTCGTTCGGAGTGTTGAAGATGCTGTCGAAGACGATCAAGGGTACCGCCAGCTTGGCCAGAACATAGCGCATATCCATTTCGATCGAGTTGCGCGCGGCCGTCTCCATGCCTTCACCTGCCGGCATATGCGTTCCGAGTTCGCCGTCGACCTGACGCGACGCCCCAGCCAGGAAAACATAGGCGCATGCCGAGTAGCAGACCTTCCCGGCAGTGATCAGCGTGTCGATTCCTCGGTCCTTGACCTCGAGCGCAACTTCCAGGCCGCCTCGTACGTCGCCCCCGCGGCTGTGAAGCCCCAGGACCTCGATCCTCGGAAACTCGTCGAGGGCACGGCGGAAATCGAACGGCGTGGAAGGCGTTATGTCGCCCACCAACGCCATCACCGTCGGGTGCTGATCGTCGACAATAAGGGCTCCATACCGATGCGACGCCGCGTCGACGGGAACACTCGCCATCAAGATCAGTGCGGCAGCTATGGCTTCACGCATTGGTTTTGGCCTCCTGCTGGGCCAAATAGAAACCGCCTCGCTGAGGGCCGGTCAAGCGAGGCGGTTTCACAACGTCCGGGAGGTCGATAGGTTTGCGACGTGTCTGGTGGCCTACCAGCTATCCCGCGCCCGGTTGCCCGGCTCTTTACCGCCCTTGCGGTTGCGCTGCGCGTCCCCATCGCAAAAGGGGTTGCCCGTTCGGGCAAATTCGAAGTCAGAGGGCCCCTGCCACCGATTGAAGGCCGCTGCGGTCCAGTAGAGCTCGGCGTATGGGTCGATCTCGGGCATCACTGGAACAACGATACTGCCCCGGCGAGGGCAAGCGCAGCAATGCCGGCCACGCCGCCCGAGATCACCAGCGCTTCGATCAGGCTGGCCCGGGGCGCCTGGTCCGTCGTCGGGACAGCGGCCCCGATGATGGCCAACAGCGAGAAGGCGGCGGCCCAGAGTGCGAGAAAAACGATGAGCACCCACATGGGGTTCACCGCTTGTTGCGCGTGGCGATGTAGGCCGCCGCGGCGTCGGCTGCCTGTGCCGCGTTGTAGGCGGAGCCAAGCGTAATGGGCTTCGTCAGCGACGTCAGGTAGCCAGCGAACCCGAAAACGGCCTGCTCGATTTCGTCACCGAGGCTGAGCCGTTCACGCAGCAGATAGCCCTCGAGCGCCCAAATCTTGTTGCGAGCATTGTCGCGGGCGATCTTGCGACCAAGATCGGCGTCGAAATTGGCTGGCGAGGCTGCGGCGCTTTCACCCGTCACGATGAAACCGTTGCGCAGCGTCAGCGCGCAGACGGTCAGTGTGGTGCCGGGGAAGACGTGGAAATGTTCGTCGACGATCGCGGCGTCGATCATCTGCGGCGTCAGACGGGGAGCCGTGAGGCCCTTGTCCTGGATTTCGGCCTCGATGGCCGCTTCGTCCTTGCCCATGTCTTCCTCTGCGGGTTGGGTGGTCGTGATGTCCGTTGAGGCGAATATGGCTGAACGTAGCGCGACAATCAAGCGACAAATGCGACGAACACCCTTCGGCTCTTCCGAGGACGGGCCTTTTGGGCTTTTCGGCGGGTAGGACAGGGCGTCCGTGTTTGATTTTGGGGCGAAAATTTCTCTGAGCGTGGGCGGGCGCCAGCGTTGGCGCGTTCGGACCGTCACCAGGGGGTGGGGGCGGCCTCGAGCCGGGCCGGGCCGGGCCGGGCGGCGTCGGCCAGCGGGGAAACTGTATTACTAATACAGAGGTTTTCAGTGTCTAATCAGCTACTTAGCACGCAATGATGGGCACTGGTTGCGCACAATCACCCAAAAACGCCCGATTCCGGGGCGTCTTCGTCGATCGACGAGGCTTCCCCGTCAATCACGGGCTTTGCGCGCTCGGCCGCCTCTCGCCGCAGCTTGGCAATCTGCTGCTGCAGCTCGTCGGCCGTCATTTCATGCGGTTCTTTCTCCGCGCCGCCCTCGCCGGCCGCGCCCACGCTGTATTTCAGCACCAGGCCGGCCGCCGTGAGCTTATTGGAATCCGTGGCCTTTGCGTTCGCCAGGATCCCCTCGATGGTATCGAGCGCGAGCGGCAGCAGGCTGTTGTTGAGCCTGGCCATTTGCTGGCGCTTGATCGATTCTTGCACCGCCGGCCGCGCCAAGACTTGGTCGGCCGCTTGCGCCGGCATGCGATAGCCGGCCGACATAGCCGCGAAAGTCTTGTGCCCCGTCGCCGCATAGGCCTTGGAGAACGCCACTTCCGCCTTGGTCAAACGCCCATCCTTCAAAGGCATAATTGTCTGTCCTGATACGTCAAACGCCCCAAAGGTTTAATGCAAATCATTCGCAATCGCAAATCTATCCAGCCAAAGCACGTTGCATTTGTAGCTTGACATGTATATCATAGTGACATACAACAAATGCGACACAAGCGAACGGAGACCTGATCGAAAATGAAAGTTACCTTCACGATAAAGAACCTCACCGATAACGCATACGCGGAGCTTGCCGCCATGTCAGACGCTGACCGTTTCGCCAAGCTGACCAAATGGGCCTTCGGCGATATGCGACATTGCGTATCCCAGAAAATCGGCTCCGGCCAATTCCGGGACCGCGTAGAGCTTAACCAGATCATGCGCCGCCAGGACGTGCGCTTCAATTACAAGATCGAACCACGTCGCGGCTACAAGCTGGCAACCTTCAACATCGCCTAAGGAAGACGCCAATGCGCAACTTCAAGGTCAACGTTCGCGGCAACCGCTATTTCTACTTCGAGACCTTAGAGGCCGCCAAAGCCTATTGCGAAAAGGTCTGGAAGACCCGCGGTACAATCCTATCGATCGAAGCCGCCTAGCCCCTCAACCGGGCGCGCCTTGGCGCGTCCATCTTGTCGCATTTGTAACATCAAAGGAAAGCAACCATGACTACCCCGGCAGAAGACCTAATTGCGCGCATCAAGGAAATCGCGCCTGGCTACTACACCGAGAATGATGGCGGGGATTGGTACGCGCTGACGCCGAACCATGACCGCCTCGCCGAGGACTTCCATAACCGCGAAGACGCCCGCCGCTGCATCCTCTGGATGGCTGGCGATCCCATGCCCGAAGGCTGGTCAATTCTGTCCGCCAATGACCTGGCTGCCGACCTCGACTGCGGCCAGGGGTATCGCGCGACCATCTGGGTTCGCTCGGCCAAGCGCGCGTTTCCCGCACGCGCCGCCGATCTGGTGCAGGAGGGCTGAGCGATGACCACACGTCTGACCTACTGGGAAGCCAGATCGCTCGCTCGAACTTTTGGTTTCGACCCTTTCGAGGACTTTCACGCCATGAGCACCGCGAGCAAGGAAGCCGTAATCCGCGCCGCAGACTCGCGCAGGTACCGCAAGCCGAAAAACGCAAACGGGTCGCGCGGCCGTTGCTTTGCCGATTATGTGCGCCGCGTCGTGGAGCGAGGCGACCAATGACACTCCCCCGCCACGAGACCAACCGCTTTGCGTTCTACACGCTACGCGTCGGTGCGACGCTGGTACGCAAGGCCGATGACGCCAGCGTTTATTTCCAGCCAGGGGACGATACCGCCACCGCTGAGGCAAATGCCGATCATTGCTTCGCGCACGCCGACATGTGGCCGGGCGAGAACGCGCGCCTGTTTGACCAATGGGCGGGTCAGTACTTCCCATGATCTGGCTTGGCTTCCTGGGTGCAATCGCTTTCGCCTACTCCGTGGTCCCTAACTTCATGGGGAGGTTGGCAGCCGCCATCACCAGAAGAGCCCTTCGAAAGATACGCCCGCCACCCGATACGGCCCCCTGACCCGGGGGCCTTTTTCTTGCCTTGGGCTTGGCCTTTCTCTTCCGTTCGCGTTCTATCGCGAACCCCAAACCCAGGACGGGGGAGCGAGCGGCGCGCGCTAGGGCGCGCTCCCCCTATAGGGGTAGAGATTGACGCACGCACTTTGACGCAGCGGAACCCCCCGGATTTGCTGGACTTTGACGCACATTGGCGCACTTTGGCGCAAAAAACGCCTGGCGCAATGATTTCAATGACTTAGCGGAGACATCGACGCACATTGGCGCACTGACGCAGATAGATTGACGCGACATCCTGTCCTAAATTTCGTCGCCGCGCCGAGACCGCATATTCCTCTTTGGCATACAGCCTAATCGAACACCCCCGGCCTCGCCTTATCGTCCTCGACCGGCTCCCAGAACGCGTTGCCGGCATCGCCCATAGCGCCCTCGCCGAACATGACGCCCACAACGGCCTCATAACCCATGACCGGGTGCCGGTTGCCTTTGCGCCCCACTTCCGTCTCGCGCACGGCGCCGGACCGCTCCAGGCGATCGAAGGCCGCCTCAACCTCCCCAATGCTGAAGCCCGCCAGCAAGTCCGGCTCGCGTCGCTTGAGCACCTTGGGCGCGAAATGCGGCGACGTCGGCTTCAGGCTCATTGCGACGCCGAGCCCCGTCTGGGCTTGCACTGCATCGAAGACGGCCATATCAGCGGCGCCCTCGACCGTCGCCAGGCCATCCTGGGAAGCTTTAGGAGCACTTTCCCCGGCTATAGGGGCCACCGACGCGGCCAACACTTCAAACGCGCCACCGTGCCACCGCAGCTTGAGCAAATTGCCCTTGGCGCCGTAGTTGAGCTTCATGCCCTCGATCTCGCGGATATTGCCCTTCTCGACGCCCTTGGGATACCGCAGGTACATGCGAGAGCGGACTGCGTTGCTCCATGCTGTCGATCCGGACGTACCGGTGCCGGATTGCTTGCCGCTCATCGAGGGGTGGCCAAGGGCGATCACCGTGCCGTTGATCTCCTGGGCCAGGCGCCCCAGACACGACTTGATGAAGGCGTTGACCTGGGCGCGGTCGATCTCGTTGCCGCCGAACGTGTCGGCGATCGTGTCCACGATGATGACCTCGGCGCCGAACTCGAGCGCGTCATTGCGCAACTGCTCCCAGACCGCCTGGCGCTTCAGCGCGCCCGTGTTGCGGTCCCAAAGGATCAGCAGGTTGTCCATGTACTTGCGGGAGGCGATGCGTAAATTCTCGTCGATTTCCTCCCAGGTCAGGCCCATGGCCTTGTTGATGTCGATTTGTCTTCTCAGGAGCTCGTCTTCGCTGTCCTCGCAGAAAAAGCACATGACCTTCGCCGGCCGCGTCTTCTGACCCAGCCAGTCCCGCCCGGCTGCAGCCGCCGTGGCGTATTGGTGGATCACCAGCGTCTTGCCGATGCCGCCATCGCCGTAGAGCAGGCAGACCTCATAGCGCGGGATCCACCCCTCGACCTCCCATTCCCGTTCCGGCGGCACGACGCCCGCCCATTCTCCTGGCCGCACCCATTTAATCGGCGTCAAGGCCGTGCTGTCGTTGGGATCGTCGCGCGTCGAGACGTCGAACAGGGAGACCTCGGCGGGGATGATCGCCGGCAGGTTCTCGAACCAGGCATCGGCCCTGCTGTAGGCGCCACCGCTCAACTCTTCGGCCTGGGCGTAGAGCCAGGACGCCCCGCGCCTATAGGGCGGCTTCATGCGGCGCCAATCGGCCTCTACGACGTCCGGGTCATTCCCCGACCCGTCCGGCGCCGTCCAGCCCTCGCACCATTCCTGGAATAGTTCGAGCGCTTCGTCCTCGTTGTCGGGCAGGGCTGCCCTGATAGCGTACCCCACGGCGAGATAGTCCTCGCGCATCGGGTGCGTGTTGTGGGTGTTGGGAATGGCGCGCACGGCGCGGCGCACCGCCTCGAGATCGCCGCGCAGCGAGCCCTGCGACTGCTCCGCGGTAGCGCCTTCCGTTTTGACCTCTGAGGCCTGGGGGAGCTTTTTGGCGAGCTCGCCCAACAGGGCCGTGATCTGCTCGGGCTCGAACACCGGCAGATCGGCATAGGGCGGCACGTCGCGGGGCCATTCATACGGCCGCATGGTCTTGGGGTGGATGCCGTGGGCGACGAACTGCCTGCCGTCGGAAAGAACCTCGACGCGGTCCAGCAGCCGATTGTTCTCGTCACGCTGGCCGAACTCGATGCGCTGGTACTGGAAAGCGCCCCGCACGCGGCAGAGATAGAGCGCCTTGGGGTAATTGCCGACCCGGACGGGCAAAGCACCGAGAGCCGCGCGCACGCCCACCAGCACGACCTCTGCGTGATCCTTGGTGTCGGCGTCGATCGCGATCAGGGATGTGCCGTCCCCCATGTCGCCGGTCTTGATGCCGACGCCGGCGCCCATGCCGTTCCAGCGCGCAAGATCGTGCTCGTCGCATTCATAGGGCACCCAATCAAAACCGTACCAGCGACCGTCCTGGCCTTTCAGCCCCGGGGTCTTACCGCGGCCGTCCTGCTTGGTGCCGACGCGCTTGAACAGGGTCGAATTGGCGCTGATATCCACGCCGGGCGGGATGATCGGAATCAAACGCGTGAAACCAAGCGCGTGAAAGCGCTCAAAGGGGTTAGGCTGGCTCATGCGAAAACACCGGGCTGAAATTCTAGAATTTCTAGTTTGCGTATTTTGGTTTGCCCGATGTGCTTCCACCCCATCATCTTGAAGCAGTAGCCGGGATTGACGCTTCGCACGGCCGATGCCTTCACGTAGGTGAAGAAGCGAGCGCCAGGCCATCGCTGCCAGGCCAACAGCATCGCCTCAAGCAATAGAGCGCTCGCGAGTCCTGTGCCTTCGTTACGGAAGATGGCGCAGTTCACACCATCCTGCCCGTCCGCCGATCTGAATTTTCTCCAAACGAACAGCGCCTTTTCGCAAGTGCTGACCAGCACCATTTTTTCTCCAGGCCCGACGAACAACTTCGGCTTTCGCCCGTCTTTGTAGTGGTATCGTGAGTAGTGTCGGTCGAAGATTGATCGAGCCACGTCGTCACCATCTTTACGCTGGTGCCAAACGCTCATGACCGCCCCCACAAACCCAGAGCGCGCATTTCCGCCACTTCGTCGCGGACCAGACGGAGGATGCTGAGATCCATCCGACTCACATCAGCAACCAGCACCGGCAAACTCGTGACCTCGGAGAGCGCCATTTCGCTTGCCGCGACTTCAAACAGGTTCGCCCCTTTGTCCGAGAGGTAGACCGACCAAACCCCGTTGCTCAGTTCCACTACGCGCGGCGCATGCTGGCAGCGCGGATAGTTCGCGAAGAACTCGACGACCGCGCGGACCTCGGGGCGCTCATCGCCCGGAAAAGCCTGCCGGATGCGCGCGGCTCTCTCGGCGTTCAGGTCATCGAATATGGTGGACTTCAGCAGGAGCCGGCGGCGCCACTCGGCGCTGCGCTCCGCAACAGTTTTGGCCATGTTGAAATTCCGTAGCGACACTTGTGTGAGCCACAGAATGGTCGTGCGTCGCGCGACAGTCAAGCAACAAATGCGACAAAACACAATGGCGGCCGGCCCGATCTGGACCAGCCGCCATTGATGAATTTCTGTGCTCTCGGATTACGGCGCCGGGTCGACCTGGCGTGCGTATTCGATTAGCCCCAGCACACAATCTACGCTGTCTTGCTGGCGGTTGAGGGCGTCGCGGATTTCCTTGGCGCGCTCCTTGAGCGGCGGGAGAACGCTGCGCTCCATGAAGTCCGCAAAGTTGCGCGCACCCTCCGGCGGCAGCTTTCGTGCCACGTCGCGAATGCGCTCGCGATCGAACTGTGCGGTACCGGTTCCGTTGGCTGCGTGTCCCTCGAAATCGACCGTCCAGGAGAATGTCAGGCCGCAAGTATGCAAGGCCGAGAAACGAACGCCGTTGGGCCCGGACAGCCGATAGGACCCAGATTCCCTTGCGCCCGTGACTAGCTTGTAAGCTTCGTCGGGAACGGCAACATCCCGGTAGAGGAAGATTTCGGTCTGGCCGATCGCAAGGTAATGCTCAGCCAGGCGAACATATTCCTCGAAAGTCTTTTCGTTAGCCATCGGCGTTCTCCCCAAACGGAATGCCCTCGGCCGCAATAGCCTTTTGGCCTAGGATAGCGCTCAGCGCCGCGTCAAGCTCTTCGGGGAGGCGCGAGGGATTGCCGACCGCGTTGACCTGTTCTTTTGCCCACGCCTCGAGTTCATCGAGCGAGACGGTAGCCATCGTGCCGCCATCGTTGCAAACGAAGAGGATGTCCATCACGACACTCCTTTCTGCCCGGCTTCGCACATGGCGGCGGCCTTGAGGGCGTCGTCGCGCTTGGCCAGCAGTTTCGCGATGGCATCGTCGCACTCGGCGGCGATCTCGAGCGCATTGACCCGCTGCTCTTCCAGGATCCGCCAGGTCGCATTGGCCATGCGGTTGGCCGGGGGCGGCGCCTCGCCGACGCTGAAATCCAGATCGGTCGGTTGAGGTTCTGGCGAAGACTGCCTTTCCTCATCTGCCAGATACCAAGGACCGTGGTCCTCACCGGTCACTTGCTGAAGCTTCTCGCCGTCGGCGGCGAGTGCTTCTTCCATGGTCATGTGATTGGCTTCAAGTCTCGTCGTCATTGTCGGCTTCCTTTCGTGCGACAGATGCTACGTTATGGTCGTGGAAATGCAGTCGAAGCGGTCTCCTGGACCTGCTCGTTGATATCCCGCCGCAGGGCTTCGACTTCGCGCTGCGCCAAGTCTGCGCCGTGGCCGTTCATTCGCCCCTGCAGGATTGATAGGGCGGCGAGCACCATGCCGACCTGCACGTAGGTGAGCGACAGCGGCACGCGGTCGTCGGGGCCGGAGACCCTACGAGGCTCGGGCGCGTGGTCGGGGTGCCCGAACAGTCGAGCGCCGAGCGCGGCCATTTCGGTCGCGTTGGGCTCGTAAGGCAGTAGCGGTCTTCTCACAGCAGTCCCTCCACGTGCAGCACCAGCAGGACATAGCAGGCGAACCCGCAGAGGAAGACGGTCAGCACCAGACCGGCGGCTTCCCGCCAGGAGGGCTTGGCGGCGGTGGGCGCGACAGCCTTCAGCAGAATGACGGTGCCGCCGGGCAGTTCGACGATCTTGTCCATCACTCGGCCTCCGCTTGAGGCTGGGAAGGGGCGGCGATCACCTCGAACCGACCATCTTCCCATTCCTCGATCGGGCGCGCCCAGAGCGAGCCGTCATCGGTGGACTGGTAGATGGCGACCGGGCGCATATCGACGCTTTGAAGATGGCGCCCACCTTCGTTGATGGTGACATCGCACCAGGAGCCAGCCTGCATCTTGCCGATGCCGAGCAGCACGTATTCGGTGCCGCGCTTCTTGTGGCGGTGCGTTGCGCCGGGATGCGGCGGGGCGGCGGCGAGCATGGCCTTGAACGTCCTGATGCCAATCTCTTGCCGCAGAAAGTCCTTGGTGATGGGGCCGCCGCGCCCGCCTTCAATAACGGGGCCGAACGCTGCCGCTTTCATCGCCTCGATCGGCTCTACCGGCACCAGCTTCCACCCATCAGGCACGGCCGGCGCGGGAGCCTTGACCAGTGCTGAGCTAGGAGGGGCGTGCAGTGTGTTCATGGCTGCCTGCACTTGCCGCAACTTGGCCTCAGCCTCTGGCGGCACTTCGCCATCACCCCAACCGGTGAACTCAGCGACGTTGACCTGATGCCAGTCCTCAAGTGCCTTAAGCGCCAGTTGGGCCGCTTTCTCAAGTTCGTGCAGCGGCGGGCGCGCGCCGTCTTCCACTGGCTCTTGCCCCTCTGCGCGGGAGAGGGCGGGACGGCCGTCATCTTTGACCTCGGGCGGGGCAACCGGTACAGGCAAGGCCGACCCCGTAGGCTTGCTCGCCTGCTTGGCTCTGATCTTCTTCACCATTTCAGGTTGCGTGATGCGGTCAACTTCGCGCTTGGCTTCCGCGTTCATATCGACATCGAAGACGTTGCACAGCGCGGCCAGGGTTACCATCACGCCGCCGACTTCCTGTCCGATCTCGCCAACGGGGCGCCCGAACACATAGTCCACCAGGGCATGGGCGCGATCTGACGTCCAGCCGGTCGCTTGAGTCAGTTCAAGGGCTTCTTCAATGAAGCGGTCGGCCCGTTCCACCTTGTCCAGGGTGATCTCGGGCCCAAAACATTCGAGCATCCAAGCGGCCACGCGGTGTTGATGCCCCTCCGTCACCACGGCCTGGTAGGCGCGGCTGTCGGCAGCGCGACGGGCCAGTTCCCCGATAGCCTCATGGAGTAGATCAACAGGGACCATCTGATAGGTCTGTCCGCCGATCTTGCTCGGCGTCATCCATTTGAGCTTCACGTGCTCGGCAAGGCGAGCCGCCAGCAGTTCCTCGCTAATGGGGTTGGTACTCATGATCGATCTCCTAGTCGAACACGCTGGCCGGCTCCGCGGCGGCACTCTCTGCCGGCGCCGGTTCGGGCTCTATGCTGTCTTCGGGGAAACCGGCCCGGATGGCGTCAGCCAGGGTCGATCCGGTGAACTTGAAGGACTTGCCGTTGGCCGTGATGCATTCCAGCGTCACGACGCCCCCGGGCTCGTAGGCGTAGACCGCGTAGCCCAGATGGGGGTACTTGGCGCGGAGGGTGTCGAAATCGATCATTTCGCTTCCTCCAGTGCGTAGAGCATGCGGTGAAGGACCTCGATTTGATCGTCCGTGAAGACGCCGGTGTCCTCGACCGCTGATCGTGCCTTGTCGAAAGGCGATGGGGTCGGCTCGACGTAGTTCATCGCTGCCTCGTTCCACCCGTCTACGAAGGCCTGAGCCTTGAAAGGGTCACGATAAGGATTGTGATCGGCGGGATTACCGCCGGGGTAGAACGCCAGCCTACCGTCTCGGCGACATCTGCTTGGAGAGCCCATGTTTTCACCCGAACACACTGGTGCGCTCGAGGGCGTTCAGGTCAACGCCCTCAAGTCCGAGGTCTCTTCTGAGGACCTGCTCGACGTACTTTGTCCGGCTGATGCCCATGCGCGCGGCCTTCTTGCTGGCCATGTCGAGCAGCTTGGGCGGGAGCCGCATCGCCGCCAGCCGGGTCGGCGCGGCGCGTCTTCTCGTTCGGTTCGTAGACAAAAGACCTGACCTCCATGTCGTCTTTGATGTCGTTTGTTGTATGCAACAATGCTACACAAGTCAAGCTACAAATGCGACACGGACAATTAGTCCTTCCGGTATCTCTTGCCACGCCAGCCGGAGGCCATCAAAGGCAGGCCAGCCGCCCATTCCGGCAATTCGCAGATCAGTTTCTCGAACTCGTCGACGCTGCCGAACCCACGCCGCACTTCAGTGAGAATTTCGTCATAGACGTGGGCGATGACGGGATAGCCGGCCGATTCTGCCTTCCTGATTCCGTTGACCAGCAGGTCGCGTGCAATCGCCTGCACGGGGTTCTGGAAGCACAGGCCCGAATAGAGCGGCTGGCGCACCCACTTCTTGGTGATACCATCGACGCCCAGGAACGATATCCGCGGCGACGTCGAACCCTGGATTTCGTAGAGGCTGGGGCGGGCTTCGGCGACGGCGCGGTCCATGACCTCTGGCTCCGACCAGTCGCCGTCGGGCAACTTGATCTTGGCCCAGACCTGGTCTGTCAGCCGGGGGGTTGCATAGGCGAGACAGCGCCCGGACGGCAGCCGCAGCCAGAGGAAGCCGCGGGCAACCATATAGGTCAGCTTGCCGCCCAGAACGGTATGCTGCGTGCCGGGCTCTCGGATTGCTGAGCGGGCGGCATCCTCGAGCGCATGCCAGGCCTCTTTCGTCGCGGGGTTGTTAGCGCGCCAGCCGACCTTGATCAACTCGCAGGCCAACCAAGCTTCTCGGCTCAGGACATCGGTGCCCTCCTTGCCGCGTTTCAGCACGCCCTCATAACGCCAAACGGCCTTCTCGCGCCGTTCTTCGTCGGCTGCCTCCCAGACCGGACCGAACAGCGGGTCCAGATCGACCCCGTAGTTCCGCGACATCGAGACGAAGGCCATCACCCCGCCGCCGAAACCGAGGGCGAGCTCGGAGACTTTGCCGACGCTCTGCCGCAGTGGGTGCGACTTGGTGATCTCGTCGGTGGTCATGTTCATGATGCCGGCGGCGGCACGGCGGTACATGTCGGGCAGGGACGGGTCGGCCATGATCTCGAAGAGGGCTTTGACCTTCCAGCCCTCGCCGGCCAGCCATGCCGTCACGGCCCCCTCGATGCTGGTATAATCGGCCTGCACGAGATCGTGGCCCGGCGCGGCCCAGATGAACGATCGGATCGCATCGCTGACCAGGTGCAGCGGCCGGCCAACCTCATCACCATAGAGGAAGCGCAGCCAATCCGGGTCGGCCTGCCGGAACGCCCGGAAAAGCTCGCCGCGATCGAGTTCGGCTTTCTCGTAGACCTTTCGAGGGCGCGGCAGGTTGGCGAAGTTCACGCGGACGTTGACCCAGCGCCCCGTCGAAGCGCCGTGATAGATGTTGGTGCCGCGCACCCGGCCGTCCGCGTTGGCGCCGTCGAGCATAGCCTTGAGCTTGGCCACCGATGTCTTTGCCGCCTCCTGGCGCACTTCCAGCGCGCGGCGAACGGCATGGGGCAGGTCGGTCTTGTCGAGCAGGTCGGTTACTTCGGCCTTGGCGGCTGAAGCGATATCGATGCCTTGCGCCTGCACCCATTCGAGCAAGCGGGAAACCTGGCTGCAGGCAGTGACCGCGCCGCCCGTGATCTCCCGCATTTCGCGGTCCAGCAGCTTCTTGGCCTTCTCGGCGAGCGCCATCGCGGCGCGCGCCGACCGGGCGTCGATACGGATCCCGCGATCGTTGATGCGCTGGTCGATCACCCAGAGCGCCTGTTCGTCGGCGGAGAGCGGCACCATACGGCGATCGCCCTCGGCTTCTGTCTCGACGTCGACGTCGCAATAGTCGTGGAAGCGCTCGAATTTCTCGGGGTAGTCCTCCGGCTCGTGCCAATAGAGCCCGTTAGGGTTCTCGTCCTTCTTTGGCTTGCGCGGTACCGAGAAGAACCGGATGAGCGCGGCGCCTTCCTTGTCCTTCTGGACCTGAAGGCCCAAAGCTGCGCCGAGGTCGCCCAGGGCGCGGGGGAGGGCCATTGCGGCGGCCGTGGCGGCGGTGCAGCGGCATTGCTCGAGCCTGAGTATCGGCCAGCCGTATCGGGGCGTCAGGACCTTCCACCACAGCAGACGCTCGAAAGCGTTGTTGTGGGCCGTCACCATGCCGCCGGCCTCGACGTGGGCCACGATCTCGGGAGGGCAGGGCTGCCCGCGGCGCCAACGGCCCTTGGTCTCGCCGATCTTCCAGGAGATCATCAGGCAGTCGGTGTTGGGGCTTTCAAAATAGACGTAGGCCCCGCAGCGCTTGAGATCGACGTCAGAGCGCGTTTCCGCATCGAGTTCCAGACCATAGGTCATGCGAAGACTCCTTCATCCTGCGGCTGGACGGCGGCAATCCGAGCCCGCGCGATAGCCGTGTAGTCAGCGTCGAGCTCGCAACCGATGAAGCTGAACCCTTCCATGACAGCGCCGCGCCCGGTGCTGCCCGAGCCCATGAATGGGTCGAGCACCGTGCCGCCCGGCGGGGTGACGAGCCTCGTCAGATAGCGCATGAGTTCGGTGGGCTTGACGGTGGGATGGTTGTTTTTCGCCGATTTATCAGTGTTCGCCGACTGGAAACTGCCTGGGTTGGCGTCGCCAGAGGACCAGTGCAGCGGTTTGGCCTCAAAGCCTTCCAGCCCGTGATTGCGGTCGGCGCGGGACGCCTTGGCGCAATAGAAGAACCGCGACGGAGAGCCCAGCGCTTCCAGCACGTCGGGCTCGCCACTGTGGACGACGTTCGCGGGCCAGCGGCCGGGTGGATTATAGTCGTCGCGGTCCTTGGTGAATTTGCCGAATATCTGATTGGTCATCGGCCCGCTGCCGAAGGCGCCGTGCTGGTTTTTCGTCTTGCTCTCGGCTTCATCGTCCTCACCGGCGAAGGGAACACGGCAACCGTCGATGTTCAGAGCGCCTACACCCCAGAGGGCCAAATTGCTGGCGACGGTCCCGTCGATCGCCTTGCGCGCCACCACGATAGGTTCCCAGGCAGGCTTGAGCGCGGTGCCCCAGCCCTCCCACTCACCGCTCTGGTTGTGCGACTTCGGAAAGCCCGACCCGTACAGCCAACCGATCTGATCGCGGATTTCGAAACCGGCGTCCTCGATGGCGCAGGCCAGACGGTGATAGGTTCTGGTTCCACCAAAGGCCAGAACATGGCCGCCGGGCTTCAACACGCGCAGCACATCGGCCCAAAACTGCGGATCGAACGCCGTTTCGCCGGTGTCCCATGTCTTGCCCATGAACCCGGCAGAGGCTCGCGCATAGGCTCCAGTCGCACCGACCTTGGCAGGTGCCGCACCATCTTTTCCGAAGCGCTTGCCGATGCTGACTAGAGCGTAGGGCGGATCAGTGACGACGCTGTCAATACTGTTCGACGGCATGAACTCGAGCGCGGCACGGCTGTCACCGTGGATAATCTGGACGCTCATTCGGCCGGTGCTCCCAGCAGGCGCTGCGCGTCAGCGCCGCCCAGCTTCTTGGCCTTGGCGACGTCGGGAAAGCAAAGCCGTCCGTAGGGATCGCGCGCCAGATCGCCGGTCCACGACATGAAATCGAGCCGCAGCTTGGCCCTGGACGTGGATCCGTCGGCCATGAGGCGGACGAAGCCAGCGCCGGTCTTGGCGTAGAGATAGCCGTCGCGTGTGTAGAGATCGCATTGGCGGAAGACGCCGTTCTCGACGAGGACCGCAGCCTCGCCTTCGACATGCTGGAAGAAGCTCATTCGCTGCCTCCGATTGTATCGAGGGCGTCGAGACAGAGTTTCAAATAGTGGCCGTATCCCGGTCGAAGCTGAGCTAGCGCATTCGCTGCGCGGCGTGCCCGGACTACCTCGTTTTGCAGGCGCCCGGCCCAACGCGACAAACGGATCGCAATGCTGCGGATTGCTTCTTCCTGCGTGGGTTTTGCCCAGGCAGCGCCGCCAGTGTTAGACACCCATCGACGCTGATCAGTCTGCGTCCAGCGTAGGCCACCTGGGGTGTGTTCGCGCCATGCATCTGGATCGATCCACGCCCCTTGTGGAGTTAGCGACAAAACCGGGTATGCGACCAGGTCAATGCCCACAACGTTCCCTTCCCAATCAGACGCCCAATAGGCTCGCCAACGGTGGAGATCGCGATTGTCGGGGAGGTCGCTAAGATTGGTTACGCGGGGTTCCTCCGGGGCGCCCCCCATGAACAGAAGAGTGCTCATGCTGCTGCCTCCGAATTGCCGCGGGCGAGCGCGGCGTGGGCGGTGCAATAGACCCGGTCGGTCTTGCAGCCGCAGAACAGGGTAGGGGATTGGCCGATCGGCCACCGGCACCGGCCCCACCGGGCGGGGTGCTTGGCTGTGGCGGGGCGACCGATTTCGCCCAGGTCTTCGAGCGCTACCGGCGTCGTGCCGGGAAGAGGCAGCCAGGCCTCGGCGCGCGTAGGTTTGGGGGCTTCGACGAGGTCCAGCCGGTCAGCCAGCGTGAACGGCGGTTTGGGGCGATGCTCCTTGTGCGTGATCGGCTTCCTCTGCCGATGCGGCGCCAATTTCAGCCGAGACGCCTTGCCGATGACGGCATTTCGCGTGAACCCGATTCGTGCGGCGATCTGGCCTGCACTGAGCCCTTCAGCCCACAAGGTCTTGAGACGGGCGATCGCCTCGTCATTCCAGAGCGCAGGGCGTCCTCTGGTGCTCATGAGAATACTCCTTCGGTTGCGCGCCAATCAGGCGACGAATGCGACAGACCAGGCGAGCGTCAATCGAACACTCCCGCGCTGGGTTGCGGAGGCGGCGAAGGCGCTTTGAGCGCCTTGCCCTTATCGGTGGCCTGCCACAGCAGGAACGCCGCCTTGCGGTCCCAGGAGGCACCCGGCATGCCGGGAATCTCGACGGCCTCCAATTGGCGTTGCCAGGGGCCGGCGAAGAATTCGAGAAAGGCGGCGTCCGCGCTCACAACAGCCGCTCCTGCTTGAGCCACCAGTCAGCAACGCTGAGATCGGCATCGTCTTCTTCGACGGAACCCCCGCCCAGGATGACCCGGCGCGGGATCCAGACTTCATTGCCGCCGTCGACGTCGTAGAGAACGGCAGCGTCCGTCGTCTTTACGACCACGCCCTCGACTTCGGTTTGGCCGAGCCCGTTGGAACGATTGCTCATTCCATGATCATCCCGAGTGAGGTCAGGTACAGGTCCAGCAGTGCCTGCTGTTCCATGCGCTCGTTGTGGTCTTGCTTGCGCAGCTTGACGACCTGGCGCAGGACCTTCGTGTCGAAGCCGTTGCCCTTCGCCTCGGCGTAGATTTCGCGGATGTCGGTGGCGATGGCCGCCTTCTCTTCCTCCATCCGCTCGATGCGCTCGACAAAGGCGCGCAGCTGGTCCTTGCCGACATTGTCGCCATTGAAATCGTCAGCCATTGATCCGGCCCTCCACTCGGTTGATGAGATCGCCGACGGTGCTGTTCATCGTCGGCCCGTCCTCGCCGATCTCGACGTCGAACTCGCCTTCGAGCGCGAAGAGCGACGAGAGCAAGTCCATGCTGTCGCAGCCCAGGTCTTCGAAGGTCTTGTCCGGTTGGATTTCGTCGATCGACTTTCCCAAGTCCTCGGCGATGACCGCGCGGACGCGATCGGAAACAGTCTTCTCTTCGGCCACTTGGCCCTCCTTGTTTTGGAAGCGACGACGCGTGTTGCGCGCCGTCGCCGCGACAAATGCTACGCTGTGATCAGCCGAAAAGGCCGCCGGCCCCGGCGCCGCCCTGGGTAGAGGCAGGCGCTTCGCCGCTGTCCTCAACCTGCTCGAAGACATCATCGACGTTGACGCCACCGCTGCCGCCCAGGCTCTCGCCAGCGCGGGTCTTCTGCAGGTAGTCGATCCCGAACGAGACGCCATCGCCGTTCTTGTCGTTATGCCACGCGTAGGCGTGCAGCACGGCGAACCCGTAATCGCCCGACTTGATCTGGTCGTCGCCCTGACCGTAGGTGGCCGGGATGCTGGCCGAGCGGAAGCGGACCGGGGCTTCCATGCGGGTCGCAACGCGGATGAACCACTTGTCGGCGCCAAGGCCGGGGTTGATCTCACCCGACTTCTTGTTGCGCGCTTCCTTGCCGTCGCCCTTGAGGAAGGGCAGTCTGATCAGGCCGGCCTTGGCCCGCTCGAGGCCCTTCTCGCCCCACTGCTCGATGATCACGTCCTGGATGGCCTTTTCGAAGACCGAACGGTCCGCAGAGTTGTCGAAGATCAGCGTGCACTGCTGCTCGGTGACGGGCTTGCCGTCCTTCATGATGGTTTCGCCCGCGTCAGTCTTCTTGGCCACGCGCGAGAACATGCCCTGCACGTAGGAGAAGCGGCCGATGGGCGTTTTGAACGTTTCGGAAGATGCCATTGCCATCGTGTAAGTCCTTTCAGTCGATGGGAGCTTCAAAGAACCGATCGACCTTGCTGGGCACGGCTTCACGGTTGGTCTTGTCGGCGCGGACGAGATTGGTGCCCGCGTCGGGAGTAGTGGACAGGCCGGCGACGAGGTCGGCCTTCGGGCCAAGCTCCTTGCGGATCTGCTTGGGGGTCCTGAGCTTGCCGGGGTTCAGGTACTGATTGGGCGACAGGCCTGCTGTCTTCGCCGCCGCCAGGACCTTGGCGTCGGCGTCGTCCTTCCACTTCTCGCGGCCCTGCTTGGGCACGAGGACGTAGTTGGTGGCAGGATTGCCGCCCTCGGCCAGGGCATGTTCGCGCGCACGAACGGCCTTCACCCAATCCTCGATGAGGTCCAGGCTATCGAGGCGAAGGGCGCGCTCGTCGGGGCTCTCGCTATCGGGCACGTTGGCCAGCCGGGGCTGGTTGTCCTCGAACCAGATGCCGACCTGGTCTTCCACCTTCTGCCGCAGCGCCGGGCAGGTCGCCCGGGCCTTGCAGAAGGTGTCGGCGCAGTGATCGCCTGGCCGCAGATAGGCCGCCGACCATTGTGCCTGCGACATACCGCCCATATCGAAGTCCTGGGCGGCTTCCTTGGACAGTTTCATCGCCGCCAGCAAGTCGGCCGTCCATTCGACCAGATCGGCGATATGGAAGGTCTCACTGCGGGTCCGGCCGTCGGGGTGAGAGGCCCGTGGCTGGACGATCGTTACCGTGATCTTTTCGACGTCGAGACCCTTGTTGGCGAGCATGGCCCCCAGGGCATAGGTCCGCAGCTGCGGATTGCCCGTGGCGGCCACGACGACCCCGCGGCCCGTCTTGAGGTCGACGACTTCCAGCCGCTTCTGCGACGGAAAGTAGACGACCGCGTCGGCGGTGCCGCCCGCGTCAAACGGAGGCTTCAGGCTGTCGAGCCGGAAGTTCTGTTCGACGTGCAGGACCGCATCGGGTTCGGAGTCGATGAGCTCGACGACGTAGCCGACATAGTTGTCGACGACGTCGATCATTTCCTCGGTCACTTCGATCTCGTGACTTTTGGTCTTGATCACCGATCCGACGTGCTTATCGGAAGGCCGGTCGCCGTGAAGAACCTTCTCGGCGACCGTATGCGCGGCCGTGCCCCAAGCGGCGGGTTCGCTCTCTTCTTCCGGCAGGTCCATGGTCAGGGCCAAAGCCCCCGGACATGCGAAGTTGCGATGCGAAGCCGACGCCGACCAGGTGGCGTGCCCTCTGGCGGAATGATCAGCCATCACGCTACCTTCTTGGCGTTTTCCCGGTCCCATTTGAGGGAGAGGGCACGCCAAGCTTTTGATTGACGCTCGCGCTCGCCACGCGGGGCGTTGTTGGTGTAAATCGGGTCGATACCGATCTCGCGTTCCTTGCGAAGCTGCTTGGCCGTGGCCAGTTTGCTCAACACGCGGATACGGTGCCGACGAGCACTCGCGGCCTTGAGAGGCTTCGGGCGATCAGGTTTGCGCGGGGTAGGGCGCAAGGATTCTTGCGCCCGGATTTTCGCTTCATCGTGGCCGCGCCACGAAGCAAGAAGGGCTGCGGCACTCAGGCCTGAGAAGGTTGGGAGCCTAAACATCAGAGATCAGCCGCCCGATTGTACGGGTTCTTCTGGATCATTTCCTCGACGCCCGCGATCGCCGCAGCGATCTTGTCGTCGGGGATGTCGGAGATTTTGCACGGCGCCTCGGGGCTGTGCTTCTTGCCGAGCACCAGGGCAATGACCTTCGGCCCGTCTTCCTGGGCAGCGGCCATGCCGTAGGCCTTGACGTACTTGCCGAGGGCGGCACGGACATCGTCGAGCGTCTGCGCCTTGCCCGAGGCGGCCTTCTGCTGCGCTGTTTCGGCGGCCTCGTCGGCGGCGTCCTGGGCGGCATCGGCGTCGTTATCAGGATCGACGCGGTCTTCAGGGGAGGACGAAATCTGGCGGTCGGCGACGACGGCGCCGGTTTCCTCGCCAGCAGCCTTCACCGCGGCGTCAGCAGCCTCGGCGGCCTCGTCCTCGGCGATTTCCTCCTTGGTGCGGCGAGCGCGGCCCTGGGCCGGCTTACCGCGCTCGCGCTGCGGGGCGGCCGTAGCGGCGTCGGCCTGCGACGAATGCGACACTTCGGACGTGCCAGTGCCTTCGACGGCCTGCGTGCTGCCGCTCCCGGTAAGAACGGAAGGCGCCGGAACGTGCAGGGGCAAATCCGATCTCACGAAGCCAATGGCCGACAGGGCGTGGCTGAGATAGGTGCCGGCCCGGTTGCCATTGACGGCCTCGAACGGGACGTCGACTTCAATTTTCAAGCTCATTGGAGAACCTTTCTGATTGCGCTCCACTTTCGGAGCAGGATTTCCTGAAGGGCTTCGTCAATGGAGCCTTCCAGGACCGCGACGCGGACGCGGGGCTGCCGCTTCTGCGTGTGGTTCGTGATGCGCAGCGCCATCTGAGCCATATCCTTAGGGACCATGGAGGCCTCCACGAACATGAGTTCGGCTGCTGAGCTTTGGTCGATGGCCTCGCCACCGGCCTGAATTTGCAGGATCGATACGCGCTTGGTGGGGTCGTGCAGGAAAGCCTGCTCGGCGCGGTCGCGCTCTGTAGCATTTGTCGATCCGTCAATTGCTACAACGCCGACGTGCGAAAGCCCCTCTTTCAGGATCGCCCCCACGTCTCGATGCCAATGGGCCAACACGATCTTGTCGAGGCCATTGTCCAGTTCGTCCTTGACGACGTCGACAACAGCGCGAGCCTTGATCTCCCCGGTCAACCGACGCAGCGGCCCCAGGTGCATTTCGAGTTCCTTGGTGTTGCCGGCCTCTGCGGCGGCCAGGATGGTCTTGGCGTCCAGCCCAGCTTCCGTCTTGGCGCGGTTGGCCGCAGAGACCATGAGCGGCCAGGTCTCGTAGATCGGCTGCGTGATGCCGACATCGGCCTGGGTGCGCCGAAGAACGAAGCCCTCCAGCCGCGCGGCGAGCTCGTCTTCGTTTCGGCCGCCGATGACCACGTCTATCCAACGGGCCATATAGCCGTGCCCGATCTTCTTGGGCTTCGTAATAACGTAACGTTTCTGGAAGTCGGAGAAGCGAAGAACGTCAGGCCAGCCGCGCGTCGGGTCGGCCATGAGACGCTGCGGATCGAGCGCCTTCAGCATCGGATAAAGATCGAGCGGGCTGTTCGGCATCGGCGTGCCGGAGAGCGGCCACACGGCCTTCGCCTTGGCCGCCAGCGCCGTCGTATGCAGCAGCGTGGCGCCGTCGTCGACGATCTCCCCGAACACGGCCTGAGTGCGCTTGGCCTCGAAATTCTTGGCAGCGTGGGCCTCATCGAGAATGAGCACGTCCCATTCGACGCGCAGAAGCTGGCTTCTCAGCTTCGGGTCCGCGATCGAGGGCCAGCCTACGATGACGACCTCGGCATCGCGGTAGAGATTGTCTTTTGGCGTCAGGATTTCAGTACGTCGTGGGAATATCGACCACTGGCCGAAACCGCGCTTCCAAACTGCCCTCCCAGAAGCCGTCGTGACGACGAGAATGCGACGGGCGAAGATGTAGTCGGCGGCCATGATCGCGGTGCCGGTCTTGCCGACACGCGGGGCATCTGCCAGCAAGGCGGCTCTTCTATCGGCCAGGAACTTGGCACCAGAGAGTTGCGTGGGCAGGGGCGTCAGCAAGGAGATCACCATCAGTCAGGAAAGGCAGGAAAGTCAGAGTAGCGCGACAAGCATGCTACAAACGCTACGTACTAGCCCAACGAAATTTTGAGGTCCTTGAACTCGACCACCGCCAATCGACAATTTCTGGCCAAGGCCAGTTCAGCGCTCACACCAAGCGATGCCTCCCATCCGGGCAGCAAGACGATCGTGTCGGCCTCTTCGCAGATGAATTTTGCGTATTCGGCGAAAGCCTTCCGAATAGGGAAAGTGTCGTGGTCGCCATCATGCGGAAACTCGGAGGGGTTATAGACCCGGTGGCCAGCGGCGCGCAGCTGCGCTGCAACATAACCGAAGAGCGGGTAGTTTGACTGCGGGTACCCCTTCATCGGGCCAGACAAATAGATAGTTCTGCTCATCCGAACACCCCTTCCAGCGGCGTAATCCTGATCCACATTCCCGGCTTGTCGCCATAGCTCTTGCGCACACGACCATCGACGATCTGACCATCGTCAACCCAGACGACCATGTTTGCAGCGTCGACGACTTTGCCGAAATTGTCCCAATCGGGCTTGCCCGTCGGCAGAAGCGAGCCAGCCCGTGCGGCTTCCTGCTTCTTTTTTGGCCAACTGCGCGGGATGGATTTCACCACCAGCATATCGACCACAAGAGGGCCATCAAGCGGCGGCTTGCCGCCCATGACATCTGTCGCGGCGAGCCGCAGCATTTGTTCATAGGTGCGGGTCTTCTCGGGCGTATAGACGACGCCGGTTTGAAGATTGGTGCGTGGGCGGCCCTTGGCGACAGGTTCGCCCAAAAGGACGATCTCGATCATTTGACCGCTTGCTCGGTGATGCGTTGCCGCACCGGCCGGCGCCCTGCCATGTTGAGGTTCTTTTCGCAGATGCCGCGCAGAATGTCGGACTGGCAGTGCTGGGACAGCATCTGCAATTCGGACTTGCGTTCGGCGTAAGGCAGTTCGGATGCTGAGGCCTGCATGACCTGCCAGTACCGCATTGCCTCTTCGCGTCTGGTGGGGCGCTCAAGCATTGTGAGACCCTTCCAGGTACGGCGCGAGGCGCACGGGGCCGCCATAGTCGATTTCGAGGTAGGCCAGCAGCATCGGAAGCCAGTCGCTCGGAACAGACGCGCGTTGGAACCACTTCTCGACGGCAGCCGCCTTGGGCGCAGGGGCCTTGTAAGCACCCAGGAAGGCGAGCAAACCCGGAGGATTCTTGAAGTGGTCGACTAAAAAGCGTCTGGTCTGAAACACGGGTTGCCATCCTCAACAATGAGAACATAAGAAGAACAAACGAGACCCCGAGTCAATAGGTCCACGCCGTTGTTGCTCAGACCATATGTCCGTGTTGCGCGACAGTCAAGCAACAAATGCAACGCAACGCAGGTTGCTTGACAAGTTGTCCTAGTGTGAGCTACAAGCGGCATACAAATGCGACGGAACCACCATGATCAGCAGCAAAGACATTGACGCGAACGGATTGACGCGCGCTCAGGCCGAAGAGATCGAAAGCAAGGTCAAGGACGCTTTCGGTCGTAGGCTCTATGCCGCTATCCTGAAGAAAGGCATCACGCAGGCCGAGACGGCCAGGCGTGCGGGGATCGGCCGCTACAACGTCAACAACTACCTGCAGGGCCGGGCGTTACCCACACCCCTCACGCTGCAGAAGTTGGCCGAGGCCCTGGACATGAAGCCTTCCGACCTCATGCCGGAAAACGCCTTCGAGCAAGCCGCCGCGGAGAAGACGCCGCCCAAGGACGTCTACAGCATTTCTAGTCTTGCCGGCGGCAAGGCCCGTGTGCAGTTGGACAAGGTCGTTCGCATGAGCACCGCCCTCAAGATCGGCCAACTGATCGATGACGAAGCCGGTTCTTCTGACTGACGCCGAGGCCGCGCTGGTCCTCCGAAAATCACCGGCCACCGTGCAACGGCTGAGACTTCACGGTGGCCTTCCGTATATCGCTGGTCGACCGCCTCTAATCGACGAGGCCGACCTTTTTGCGTACCTGGAGCGTAGCAAATGTCGCAACGACAGAAGCAGCAACGAGGCGCCCCAAGCGTCAAAAAAGCCGCCAACGGCTTCTACTACATCCATTGGTCCGAAGGGCGACGTAGCAAGCGCCAGAGCACGGGCACTACGGATGAAGTTGAAGCCTATCAGACGTTCGCGCAGTGGATCCTGATCGACGGCAAGGACCGAACGGTCGGCGCGCCCGAGCACGCCTTCACGGTCCATGAGCTCTGGGACGTCTACTACGAGAAGCACGTCCAGAAGCGCATCGTCGGCCGCGAGACGGTCGACTATTCCTGGAAGAATCTAAAGCCTCACTTCGGGCAGTTGCTGTTCGACCAGGTCAACCAGGATCGCTGCGACGAATACGAGCGCCTGCGCGCCGCCGGCAAGATTGGACGCAAGGCCAAGCCGGTCACCATCCGCCGCGAACTGGCCTATCTCTTCGCCGCTCTCAACTTCTGCGCCGAGCCGCCTGTTCGGCTCATCCCGAAGGCCAGCATTGAGGTCGTGCGGCTGCCGAGCGCCGGGGAGCCGCGCGACCGCTGGCTCAAAATCGAGGAAATGCAGCGCCTGCTGGACGGCGCGGCGGTGATGCGGCGCGGGTCGCGCATGACGCGCGCCGAGCGATTCCTCTGGATCGCGCTCGAGACCGCGGCTCGCAAGCAGGCCATCCTTGATCTGACTTGGGACCGCGTAGACTTCGAGACGAACACGATCGAGTTCAACGTCCCTGGCCGTGTGCGGACCAGCAAGCGGCGCGTCGCCGTGTCGATCTCGTCGGCGCTGCGCCCCGTGCTGCAGCGCGCCTACGAAGAGCGGGTTTCCGACTTGGTGCTCGACAACAAGGCGGCCGTCTGGAAGTCGATCCAGCTGGCGGCGATCAAGGCCGGGTTCAGCGAGCAGACGGTCGCCCGCGGCCAGAAGCCGAAGGCCACCGGCATCAGCCCGCACGTTCTGCGCCATACGGCGGCCACGCACATGGCCCGGCGCGGCGTGCCGCTCTGGAAGATCGCCCAGGTTCTCGGCAACACCCTTGCCATGGTAGAGAAGGTCTACGCGAAATGGTGCCCGGACGACCCCGCCGGCACCGTGGACATGATCAGCGGCGGGGCCTTGGAGCCAGCAGAATGA